CCCGAGCCTACATGGATTAAGCCGAAGCGGTGCTTTTATGAATTTAACCCTCTCGATTAACTCGATCGGGATAATTCCAATTGGAATCGGTAAATACATTTGTCACCTCGTGCAAATTAAGAAAATATTCAGTGCAAAACATATTTCTAAACAAATGCAGAATAAAATCTGTATTACGTTTGTCTTTCCTTCTTCGTCCAGTATGGCTAAAGTTCCAGCAAGAACCAGAACGAAAAATGCAAGATTTACAGCTGTTCCAATTACATTAAGTGCATTCATTTTCTTTTTCCTCCCCAATTAAAAAGTCCAGAATTTTTTCTGCAATCTCTTCTTCTGGCTCAAATGGCATTCCGCAGTAATTGTAGGATTCTAAAGCCGATTTTAGGCTTGATTTGAAGCCATTGTAAATTTCTCCATGTTGTAGTAATTCGTGCCTTAAAACTGAAATTGCATCAGTAATTGATTGAGAAGTGACACTAATTTGTGTCAAACACTCCATTTCGATGTCTGGAACAGCCGCCATTTCAAATTCAAATACCGGAATTTCATCTACAGCTACATGAAAATCTATTGATCTCACTCTCGGAACTTCTTTTCCATCAATAAAATATTTTGTTCCACGCCAATCATAGGGGTTGGGGTTTGTGATTTTTACTAAAGGCATCTTCGTACCCCTTTCTTTTAGTTTCACAGTAGAGAAGAAGGTGTTTCGCAATCTCTTCCAACTGTAGAATGTTGTATTTTGGAATTTCCCATGTTTTCTGCTCCAATAGTGGGGAAAGTGGAATACCTTCATTTGGTAGTTCGCAAGTTACTGTGGCATTGATAATCATAGAGGCTGCATCAATGGGAGATTCTGGAAAACTATCCTTATTATCACTTTTTGGTGCATCCGGCATGAATAACTTTTTCCATTCTCCGTTTTCATTTGAAAATAATTCTCCGTTTTGTACTTTAAGTGTTCTAATAGCTTCTCTTGGAATATCTTCTTCTTTTTCACATTTACGAACATCATTCCCAATGATGTATAAAAAACAATTCATCCTTCTTCCACCTCCCCGAAATATTTCTTGTAAAGCTTATGGTTGTAATACCACAGATGTTGCATCACAAAAATTTTATCAATACATTCCAAACCATAATACATCACTCTGTACTCGGCGGTTCTGTCTCCGTTTTCATCAACACTATAACCAGCTAATTCAGATTTTGATTTTGCACCAAACCATCTGCCATTCTTTGTAACAAACAAAGAAAGATTTCCATATTCACAAACATATGTGGCAGTTTGAGTATCATACAATCTTCCATCAGCTAATATTGCTTTTGCGTGAATTGGCTTCACCAGTTTCCGAATTTCCGGGGATTCCTGTCCGACATTTTCATATGCTTGTTTTGTTTCGGAAACGCCTTTTTTATTTTTTGAGAAAAATTTAAGCACGTCTTTTCCTCCCAAAATATTCATCAACTGCCTGTCTCACAATATCCGATACGCTCCTGTCTGTTCGGTTCTTCTCTTCCAGGAGCCTTTTTTTCTGTTTTTCGGAAAATCGGATGCGGATGGATTCGGATTGAATTGGTTCTTTTCTTTCTGATTTTCCCATGTTCTGTCTCCTTTTCTATGAACATTGGCGTTTTACATACTCAATATCATTTGCGCCAGTGTCTTTGTAGTAGATGTTTTCTTTTCTCCCGTCTAGGTAAATTATTTCACCAACATATGAGCCATCAGAAATCCCATCCACACTATTTGTAGCTGTTACATCAACAATATTTCTGACACTTTTAATCCCAATAGACTGAATGTAGCGTTTAAAAACTGGAAGCCCAACTATTGTTGTTCTATTAGAATATCCAAGTAATTGTTGTGCTTTTCTGCATCCGATTTCTCCATTGATGTATTGATCGAATACATGAGCATTCTTTTCAATACTTGATTTTGAATGTCTTCCGCCACGGCTATTGTTTCTGTAATGGTTAATGTGTTGTCCCATATGAGCTGCTTTATGGCATTTATAATAAAGGAACAATATTACTCTTAACATCATTACCGCCTAATAAAAGCGGCACAATATGATGATATTCAATATCTTCTGTTGCGCCACAATTGCAACAGACAGTACCAATATTCTGTTTTTCTTCTTGACTCAACCATTTTCTCATATCATGCTCCGTTAAGTATTGCTTCTCTATGGTGAAAGAGGCTTTTTTTGTTTTCTCAGAAACTCGGGCAACTGACTACGCCCTGGATGGCTTTTATATATACCCCTCCCGGGGCGTCCTGCTGAACCGTCCAGCGTCTTATATTGTCAGAATATTCAGTCTGTTTGATAAACACTTGTTTTTTATATAGATGCCTCTAAAATCCTATACATCATGCACAATTATAATCGTTATTACTGTACATATTGCATAATTCCATGTGTTTACTGCCTTTTGTCCGTCCATCATGTACATTTTTACTGCTTCTGTGTTCTTATGAGCTTTACAATTCCGGTTTTTCCATCTCTGGAAGCTGTAAAGCGGCTTTGTGCTTCTCTGCGATCTGCTGCGCGGTCTGCTGTGGTACGCCGTACTGCTGCGCGGCTTGCACTGGTGCAGTTTCTGCCATGCCGTATGCGGCTTTTGCAACAAATATCAAATTCGCATTTGTTCCGGTCTGGTTATGCAATCTATTGATTGCGCAGTTTTTACAAATATCAAACCATTTTTTAGCCGTGTCACCATGTGACGAGTTTGTTCTATACACTCCATTCATCCAATCAGTAAACGTTGTACGATTAATCCCAACTAAAAAGCTAAATACTTCTAAAGTTGGTAATACATGATATTTACTACATAATCTCACATAAGTATTAAACATTTTATCTAATAGCTCTATATTGTCATTACTTGGCTTTTGTATATGATCTGCAATATAAAAAATCATATCTACAAAGCTATCTGATACTTCTTTCTTATAGTTTTCGTTATCTGGTGATATACATAATACAGTATTTATATATTCATCAGCATATATATTAATATTATCTAAATAGATATCTACGTCTTGTACATTTACTGTATTATCTTTCATGTTATCACCTCACTTTAGCACGTTAATTTGTAAATAAAAAAGAGAATGTCACCAGGTAAAGCTTATTCCCGGAAAATTTCCGGGTGTTCGGGTACATTCTCTAAAACTTAAAATAAAATATTCTGTTTTCTTTGTTGCTGATACATTAACACAGTCTTTAATATCTTGTCAAATTTAATTTTGCATAAAATAAAACCCTTTATTTTGTCACTAATTAATAAATAATATTTGTGGTATTATATTATAATCTTCATTTATATTTATATTATATATATTATTATACGGTACTGTATAGCATATCTTTTAATAAACTCTAGTCTTAGGAATCTATGGAGGGGTAAAAGATATATTATATATAATACATTTAGACATAATAAAAGCCAGACCATTACCGGGCTTTAATGCCTGGCTGATCTGGCTTGTTAACTACTGTTTTATTCTGTTCAGGTGCAAACGATTTTCGCTCAACTACCCCTCCATGAGTTCCCGCGGCTGTCGTTGATAATAACGTTACTGTAAGTTTTCCAGAAAGTCAAGACTAAAAATAAAAAAATATTTTTCTTGACAAAAATTAAAAACCTGTGCTATTAATATCTTAACAGCTTCGGCGGTGGGGCTGTTAACCCCTCAAACGTCGTTACGCCGCCACAAATAAGCAATTTAAAAGCCCCGGGATTAATTTCCTAGGGCTTTATTTTGTGTATTGGTTTTCTAAATTCAATCACAAATCAATTATCTATTCTCTGGTTTTCTATTATGCATATATGCCGGAGTAGTTTCATATTCTCCCTCAAAAGCAGAAACGAGATTTTCTGATATTTTATAATTATTCATAAAATAATAAATTATGTGTTGAATTATCCAGTTTCTTTGATTATTCCATTGTGTTTTCGGGAGTAAATTATAGAGCTCAAAATAGTTATCCATGGCTGATATCATATACATTTTTTCGTATACAATTAGCAAATCATTGTCTATGTTTGAATCTAATTTACATAATATAATAAAACGAAATGAATTTCCGTTTTCAAAATCTTTTTGTAGTAGTTTATTGTGATGTTTCCCCTTCTTCAAATGCGCCTTATGGTTAATTGCTCTTAACTTAATATTTTTGCTTGAGCCAATATAACAGCTCATCTTTTTCGAATTAACTATTGCATATATTCCACAACCTTCATATTGTGGAATACGAAACTCTTCTAAATTTGCCATACTGTAATATCTCCTTTCTTGATTATAGTTACAGTATAGCACATTTTCATATATAAGTAAACACTAAATTTAGTGTTTAAAAATACTTTATTTTTTCTTCATTTGTTGGCACTATTTCCAGAACATCTGACGGCTGACATCTTAATATAATACATATTGTGTTTAATGTGTCTGTTGTTATTCCTTTGCCTTTTCTTAAATTCTGCATTGTTGCCTCACTCAGAATCTTTTCTTTTCTCATTCTGGAAGATGTAAAGCCGTGATCTGATAATGATTTCATAACATCTATTTTATATTTAAACATCTTGTGACCTCCCAAATAATTATATCATTATTATAATAGGATTAGCACCAAAAAGCAATATAAAATATTTTAAAAAACCACTAAATTTAGTGTTGACATACACTATTATTAGTGGTATTATAATATCAACAAAGGAACACAAGAGACAAACAACCGGAACCACCCGAACCACTCAAGCCAATGAGGACATAAGGAAAACGGACTGATTAATTGAAAAATTCTAGTTCCCAGAAAATAAAAAAGCCCGGCGATCTTCCAAACCAAACCGGGCACCAAACTAAAAAGAAAGGCAACCTCATTATAACAGGGGCGAAGGTAAAAAACAATGAAAAAAATCAAAACATTAGAGATCAGTGCGAAAAGATGGTTTCAAAAATCTTATGGAAACACCTACCACGTTGTAAAAGCTGTTGTAAATGGAAAAGATGTTGTTGTTTCTGGAGTTACTTATGGATACGGCAATCACTTTTTGACAACTATCGCTGATCTGTTACGTGACAGAGGTTATACAGTGTCAGAAGATAATTCAAAAGCTTTTGTCATGATGACGAAATTCCCATACACCGTGGAAGATGTAAAAAGAAAGAAAGACTTAGTTTTCTAGCAAGGGGTGTTGGCATGTATAATAAATATTTGAGAAATATTAAATGGGCGGTCTTTACGATAATTGACCGCGCCACACAGGACGACCGAAAAAGCAAGGTAAAAGTTTCTGGTGCATTCAGTTGCCCGAGTAACGCGGAGGAGTTTATAAAAACTCTCCCAACTGGACACAAATGGTATATTCTTGATTTTGACCGTCTGGAACGTTTCGAAGAATTTTACAATTATGTTCAGAATATTAATGAGCAATATGGAGATTATGCAATATTTCATATTAATGACGGTGGTTTTTTAGTTGATGAATTAAATTGTTTTCGCTCTGTCCTTAATATCTGGACAGACACAAAAATTAATTAATCATTTCTGGCGGCTTTAAAGCCGCCAGTATTTAAGCAAATGGGGCTAAAACATGAAATATCATTATATAGCAATTTCAACACGCACAAACAATAAAAATTTTGCTTCTGTTCTTCGGGTCTCAAACTCTGATAATTTATTATTTTCCTTGCAAGTCCCCGGCATTACTTCCGCAAATATTTGCAGCACGAAAAAAGAAGCGGAAAAAGTCGTTGAGTTTTGGAACAAGTGTTATAAGAAAAATAAAACTTATGGAGGGTTTTAAAATGGTAACAATCAAGAAAGCCACGCAAGCACAGACAATCGCCGCCATAAAAAGCGGCGATTTCTCCGCAGTTGATACAATCAATAAAAAAGCCAGAAAAGAAGCAATAGAAATTTTTGCGTCTGTTGCTGGCGGCGTTATTAAATTAGCTTATTGGGATATGCCCTCGGTAAAGCGCCGGGATGGTAAAAAGTCTGTGATGCGATATGCGCTGCACAGATCAACAAAAAAAGAGAACTGTTTGCAACTCTCCTGTATGGAGCTTATCGGCGGCGAGATCATCCCCACAAGCGACAGACAATTTAATATTAAAGATGATTACGACCGCCGGGAATTTTTCCGCAGTCTTCCAGCTGTTACAAAAATGACTTTTAAATAATAGGGCGCGTCTTTTTATATCCTGGCTCCCAGGGTGAAGGGAAGAAAGATAAAAACATGAGTGATAAAATATTTAATAAATTAATAACACTTTCTGTTGATGAGCTAGACAATTACATAGAATTTTTAGAAAGTATTTATTCCCCGACTATTACTGGGAAAGAGATTGATAAAAAAACTATGGAATATTTAGGTATAACTGATTGATTTTTTACCGCTTCCCGGTTTCCAGACCGGCGGCACGTTCACGGCGTGCAAGCGGTTTTTTTGGCATTCTGCCAGATACACCTTGCAAAGTTAATATAATAAGTCAATCAATTAACGCGCTATTTTATCCGTAAATCGTTTTTTATGCTGTTAATGGTGATTTATGCCACGTTTGCATTTTAAGCCGATTATGAGCCTTTAAAGCACTTTATAGTGCACTACATGGTTTATTGACTGCTTGCGGCTATAGGTGTATAATAATCTTGTATAGCTATGTGCGGCTATGCTTTATTTGCGTACCGTGTAAATGGGGCGCATTGTGTCCGCTTATGTGCGTAGCTTGTCCGGGCTTCCCGGTGATCTGTCGCAACTGTCCGGTCTATATATCAATTAGGGCTATACAACTATATTGTGATATGCTTATATACGCCGCATTTGTCTTTTTAAGTCGTTTTATAATCGCAGTCAATAAAGTATAGGCTAAATACGCTACAAGCCATTTAAGGCTTATTTTGCAAGAGTATTATTGCATTTTTATTACTGCATTATATGTCATTTGCTGTTATGATCTATTATCTGCGGGCTGTTGGTTCTGATCTGTCAGAGCTACGGCTGACGGTCGGCTTTACTGGTGTTCAATCGTTCCCGGTTCTGTCCAGGTTTCATCATTTCGGCGCGGTATCGGTTCCAGGTGCTATCCCTGGTTGGTTTATGCCGGCGGAAAAGTCGCAACTGTTCAAGGTTTCAATAGTTGCAACTAACTTGTAAACGATTTCCAAATTTAAACATCATTTTGGAAACCAAAAAATCACGGAAATTAAGAAAAAAAGTGGCAATCAGAAAATTTCTCACATTTTCTAGTTACCACTTAAATTTTAATTTTGCACAAATATTTCTATAGTGTAAAGTTCTGAATGATTCAAAATTCACAATTTATTTAATCCTTCTTTCTTACGTGTTCCATATCTTCTGTGAGATGATTTCTCTAAACGTTCCGTCCTCTTTGTTTGGGACTTTGAAAGTTTTTTCTTTCTCTGGTAATTGTCAGTCGTTGTTCCCATTCATACCCTCCTTGTTAATTTTCTGATTCTTAGTCTCAAAGTTTACAATTTCCGTGTCTGTTTCCAGTTCTTCCGGGATTCTTCCAATAATGATAACTCGAAGCGGTTTCAATCTCCGTTCCATCTCCTTGAAACCAACGCAAAATTCCAACCGTGCTGCCTTGCTCTTTACTCTTCCATTGGTGCAACAGGCAACTGTGCTTCCCTTTGGTAGCCCATCAAAGCACCATTCCCAACAGTATTCCGGTAATATGCTTACGTTCGGAATTACTGAAATATCATTCAAGATCATGTAGTGAGCCAACGCATGATTCCGGTATTTATTCCACAGGCACATTACCAGTGGCATTCCATTCTTGCCAACCGATATGCTGAAATCTGGCATAATGACTGCATGAAAACATTTTAAATGCTCCATGTACTTGTCCGGCTGATTCCATAATCTTTGAAACTGTACATCGTCCACATAGAAATTTACATCAAGTTCCTTGTGATTTTTAATCTTCCTGCTGAAGCTCTCTGCAAAGTCTACAGTGTCTTTCCCCGGATGAATAAAAGTCTTTGGAATTTTAGGGATTCCGTACTGTCCAACAAGCTCTGCATCCGTGATTAAAAACTCTTTCATTACGTCATAAGCTGTGTGTATCTGCATATTTCGCCCTCCATTTCCTTGAACATAACACAATTTCCGAAAAAAGGCAAAAAAATAATCGCATCTCTGCGATTTTATTGTTTTGCACATGTACTTTTCCTTTCATATGTACTTTTGTAAAAGGTAATCAAAGGTAATCAGAACACTCGTTCATACCAAGTCCGCAAACCCTTGATTTTGCTGCATTAATCGGGGCAACAGGATTTGAACCTGCGACCTCACGGCTCGCGTTTTAATCCGTAAACCCTTGATTTTAAAGGCTTTCCAGACTTGAGGTAATCAAAGGTAACCAAAAAGGTAATCAGAACCTATGTTCTTATTCATCCAATCCTTTGCACTTTTGACACAATTTTATTTTTTTCTTCCAAAGAGCTAACATCAAATGTATAATATTTTTCATTAACTTCTTCGGTATGCCCGAGCAGCGATGCAGCAACAGTGGCAGATACTCCATTGCATCTTAGTTTAGAATTTATTGTTCTTCTAAATGCATGAATTCCTCTTTCTTCTATTCCTTCCTGCCTGCATTTGTTTTTTAAGCATGACGATATTACAGGAGCATGAACCCTTCCATTTTCGTTTGAAAACAACCATTCACTAATATACCCATTGCTGATTTCTGCTGATTTTAATTTCATTAAAAGTTTTCGAATTTCGCCAGTCATAGGAAACCATCTGTTCATTTGATTTTTTGTTTTTCCTATATAGTATTCTTTTGTATTTCTATTGTATTTTTCTGATTTATTAATAGATATATAATTTTCATTTATATCTTCCCATTTTAAAGCCGAAATTTCTCCAACTCTCATCCCTGTGAGACTTGCAAAATATACTGCGTATGAGGGAATGTATTCTGGCTGTTCATCGAAATCCTTTTTGCAGCGATTAATAATTAGTTTAAGTTCATGGTCTGATATTGTATTATGACTTGAAGGCTTTTCTATCTCCGTGCAGTATTTATAAAATATTTTAGGTGAAAGAAATTCCATAGGATCATAATTCAATAAATGTTGTGACCTTGCACTATCTATTGTGTTTTTGATATATCCAAACAAAGTTTTACACGCTTTTTTGCAAAGTTTTTGATCTTTTACAGTTCTGACAATGAATACCTTTATATCTTCTTCTGTCATTTTCTCAATTTCTTTTTCCGTAAATTCTTTTTTTTCAAAATAACGTGCTCTATCTGTAGAATACTTATACAAAGTGTTATCCGTCACAAATTCTTTTTGAATTTCTATCCAATGCTCGTAAACATCCATAAATGTTTTAGGTTTTTCTGTTTTTTCTTTCTCGAAAGCAATAATATAATCTTCAATTCCCTTTCGGCTACTTCTTTTCACTAGCTTTCTAGAATTTTTTTCTGTATAAATATAAGTATACCAATTATTGTTTTTTCCCTGCCATATTTTATATTTTTTTAATATTTCTTCATTTTTCTTCATTTGTATTTCTTCAAGTACATGTGCAGGATTTATAATACCATTCTCAATAGCATATTTCAATATTTCATCCATAAAATTTAGGAGGAACCGGGAATTCCTTTTGCCGGCCGGCGGTTCCTGTTCCTCCTTTCTATTGATAGCCTGTTTTTTTGATTTTAAGCGCTTATTTTGTTTTAACCATAACAATATTCACGAATATCATAAAAATTAATTTTAGCCGTTTTGGTCAAAACAATTATCATATTTCACAACAAATCAAATATATTGACCTGTCCATCAATCTGAGATTCTTCCAGATTGTAAAATTTGCAAGCTATATAATCTGGGTTCCAAGCAACTTCCAGTTCGTATTGCAAGCACTGCGGATGCTTACCACCACGGAAGAATCTGCATTCCGAACAGGTATGCTGATAAGCTGTACCGCCAGATCGCTTATACATTTCGCTTATCTTCCTCATAGAATCAATCGCTTTACTCTTGACTTTCCTCTCGCTTTCTTCTTGAAGATACCATTTTTAACACAATCCCTCGGATCACATCCTCTGCTATGTTCTTCGATCAAGATATAATCACAGGTTGCATTTGTGCTCCATGCATTTTCGCTCTTGCTGTAATAGTCGCATTTTGAGCATTGTCTCCGCTTTAAGCCTATAATTTCAGTGCTTTTTAATTCTCTCCATGGTTTTCTATCTGGCAATTTTCCGCACCTCCCAATCTGGCATTATCTATAATTTTTAAAAGGTCTGGACTTAGTTTTCTTCGTTCTTGTTCTCTTTGCACTTCTGCCCGATATGTACGCTGAAAATTTGACTGGACTACGCTCAGCCATTTTCCATCTACATTCCCTGATTTCGCCCATTCTTCTAACTGCCCCGGACTTGATACAGCTTTCTGAACTATTTCTGGAAGTTTAGAAAATTCTTCTTCCGCATGGTATATAGAGTTCCAAATTGCCCTTGATACCAGATTCCAAGCTTCTGTTTCGTTCAGTTCGTCAGACTGTGGCGCAAGGCTTTGTGCGCATTTCCTTAATGCTGCTATTGATGGCTCTTTCCATTCAGTCTGCATATATTTCTTTAATCCGAAACTTAAAAGCTTGTAATCTAGGTCTTTAAGGAGACCATACCAAGTATCAAAAGCATATTGATCTGGAAGAAACGATGGAGAAGTGTACACAGCTTTCATTGCTTTTACCAGTACCGCCCATTCTTCCCTTGTCATACCCAATTGTCCACCTCGCTTACCCTGTTTTGGATTTTCTCCATGTAGCTTTGAGGCTTGTTGCCGGATTTATCAAGATAGTTCCCTTCAAATACCTTTGCAAAGTTACCGGGCTTTAAGAACCAATCGAAAGTTATCATCCAGCCTTCTTTGTTCTGCCCTTGTAAGAAGCTGCTATGGCGAATGTTTTCAATGGCTTCTAATATATCGCCCATATGGTTCTGACGGATTCTGGCTTTCACTGCTTGTTCTCGTTTTGATGTCATTCTTTTTACAGGGTTAATACCAAATTCTTCCAGAGTATTCCATTCATCAATGATTCGTTGGACGTCAGTCTGACGAATAGTATCTTTAGATACTATTAAATCATTCTCTTCTTCTATTTCTTTTTCTTTATTATCTAATTCTTTATTATCTAGTTCTTTATTATATACTTCTGCCGAGCTAACGTTAGTTTTACTGTTAACTTTACCGTAAAGTTTACTGTTAGTTTTACACTCTATTTTGTCTTTCTGCTTTTTTCGATATTCTTGCATATAGTTTCGCATATATTGGCTTTTTTGCTCAATTTTATCGAGATTTTGATATTTTCCCCAGTTCGGAATTGTATAAACACCGGAAACAATTTCGATCATTCCGTAGTTCTCAAATGTTTTTAACGCTAATCGAACTGTGTTAATATCTCTCCTGAATACTGTCGCTAACATTTCATCAGTATATGCAATCTTATCGTTTAGGATAAAAACACCGCTGTTGTTATTTTTTCCGGCTAAGCACAACAATTTAAACCAGATTACGATAATGCTATCCGCACTTGGCAAATTTTCAATTAGCATTATTTTTTCATCATCAAAAATGTCTGAACATATTTTTATCCATTTTACATCGCTTGCCAATTTTGAAATTCCTTTCTCCAATTCCTGGCTTTTTCAAAAGTGTTTATTTTAATTCAACTTCAATTCCATTGATTTTCAGTTCTCCATTTACTGGAATTACAAGGGATGGATCGCCGTTTATTTCTTTCAGTTCAATCAGAGCAATTTTATCTGGCTGAATGCAGATTGTTGCATCTGGTGTTACAATTTTTGCAGTTTTTGAATTATGGATATTATCAAGGGCAACAGGCTCATTGTTGAAATACATTCCCCAGTTTTCTTTAAAATCTGATAACTTCTCGCCTGGAATTCCGCAATATCCAAAAATATGTTCCATTTCATCACATGATACAGTTATCATCTCTGGGCTGTCTTTCTTCTGTTCTCTTACTTCCCGTAACGATTCAACCAGGCTTTCAGTGAAATAAAATGTTGTGCATCCTTTGAAATTATCCATGATAAAATCTAAAAAGACATTGATCTCATTTCCCGGTATACGCGGAATTGGTGTGCCAAGAACATTTTCGATAAAGTCCATATGAATATTCTTTATGTTTTTGTTGAAATACAAAGTTCCATGAATATCAGTGCTTCTGTCATTGAATACAGGGAATAAGAATCCTGTTTCTGGTCTTGAGACTACCCAATCACGAATACGGTCTTTGATGTTATTTTCATCCACATCATAGCTAAGACCTGCCTTTGAAAGATTCACCGGGCAAATGCTGCACAGAATGTGTTCATAAATTTCTTCTGATGCATCGTGCATTTCGGTTCTATCAGAAGCTTTTCCGGGAATGTCATATACTGCATGAATGAGAACTATGTAGTAATTTTCGTTATAATCGTAATTTTCAATCACTTTGTCGTAGAACTCGTCCAAAAGCTCATCATCTTTAAGTTTACTTGCTCTGATCCGCATAAGAAATTCCTGTGTTCCACCCTCTTTTTCCTGTTCTAATGGAAAATCAAAGTTCATAAGGTTCTTTCCAAGTCTGCCAGACATGGTTTTCTTGAAAATGTCAAAATACTTAAACATTTCTTCCTCTGGAAGAGACAGAAACGCTTCTTTAATTTTGGTTCTCTTATTCTTTTCTGCATCCACATAACAGCCACAAATACGTGTAATGGAACAATTTGCTGGTGTAAACTGTTTCTTGATCTCTGCGATTTCTTTCTTATTCATGATTAATCCTCCGCTCCAAATATTTTTCTTAAATTGTTCTGGTAATTCTTCACTGTTTGTTCGATAGTGTTATAAGTTTGTCTTAATCTGCATCTTTCTTTGTAACCATCGCATATTGTTCCAAAAAGAATGGCATTCCGACATATCCCATCTTGACTAGCGCAACATTTATTCATTTCTTCATCTCCTCCAACTTCTTCTCAGCTTCTTCACGGGTGGAAAATACTGTTTTACCTACTTCTCCTACAAATCTTACTATCTTAAACCCGTCTACGTATTTAAATTCAATACCAGTAATTTCAAAATCTTGTACTCCAAAAGAATGCACTTTTAATTTCTTGACTTCTCCATTAACAATGCAATATAAGTCATCTCCAATCTTACACGGTAATCTCACAAGCAAGCCCTGCTCTTCTAAGCCTTTGTAAGATTTCAGTTCTTCCAACAGTTCTGCAACATCTTTCAGCCAAGAAAAATCTCCATCTTCAAAACAGCAACCGTAAGTATCTTGGTGATACGGACATCCGACCGCTTCCCTTCCACTGATGTAATCTTTTAAATTTTCTCCGGTTCCGCAGACAATGCGTTTATGCTCGTCATCGTCCATATGCATGAAGTTTTCGTGATCTGCATAGCAATCACCCTCGACATCTTGGCTGGCAACGCATTTAAGTGCCTTTATCATATCGTCAAGCGTTAATCTCTCCATCTACTTCACCTCTCCTGTGATCTCATCAATACAACCATTCCAACCTGCTTTTATGCTGTTCCAGTGATCTGTTTGAGCTACTCCGGTCATTTTATCCGGCAATGGCTTCAGCGGACACCAATTAGGAATCATTTCTGCTTCTCTATCGAGCACGCATTTTCCTGCACCAAGGCAAAAAAAGCTTGCTTCCAATATATTGCTACAATCTTGACCAATTGGACAATCATAGCAATTCTCTGGTGTTTCTATCACTAATACTGATTTACTCATAATTCCTCCTCAAGACAACAATACACTATTGGATAGCCAGTATCACAATCACAATTGTTGTAATCAATGTCTTCCAATGCTTTACTTTTTGCTATTTTCTCAGCTTCTTCTTTTGTATCGGCTTCAATATCGTCATAATCAATTGATAAGCTCATTCCGACACTTACATGCCATTTACTCATCAGTATTCCTCCTGTAATAGTTCTTTATTGTCGAAAATGTTGCCAACTACTTCCATTTCGCACCTGTCGATATAATCTTTGGTCAGTGGCATTGGCCAGCAGAAAGGTTCGCATCTGCTGATTGCATCTGTTGGGACAACTTCGTAATACCATCCTATAGCTTTATCTGTTATAGACCCGGTCTCAATATTTCTTACGCCAAATTCTCCAAATGCCACTTTTACAAAATCTTCTGGGTTTTCATGACGCATCAAAATATCATTCTCCAAAATCTTCTTCCCGTTCTTGTCTTTCAAGCCTGTATATTGGCAGATGGTGGATGGGTTCACTTTGTGTGTAATTACTACTTTATTCCACATAGGGTCGCTATCTGGTGGGTTATTACATCTGTTTGAAATCTCATATTCTCCTGTTGGCAATGCAATTAGACTACCAATTTCCCATTCTCCGTTATCAACTCTCTTTGCCTTGAAAAGAATTTCTCTCATTCAGTTCCACCCTCCTTTACAATCTCGATTGCATCTTTCAGCATTATAATTTCATATGCTTTAGACCACCCTACTGGTCTTGCCAGCACGCTTCTATTTCCTAGCTGTTCCACAATCTTGTCCACATCATAGGCAGTCGGCTGTTTATTGACGCAATCGATAAACTCTTTCTGGTCAGAACTAATACTTACGCCAATTTCCCAAATTTTGATGTATTTAATTAATTCGTCTGCATCAATTAATTTCATATTCTTCGCACTCCTCAGCATATTCATAACTGTCCATATCATCACATTTGCACTGGCAAGAATCCTGTTTAGTACAGCAGATGCAGCACTCCGTTTCGCCGTCCGGACAGTCTAATTTACATCTTCCCATTAATCCAGTCGCCCTCTTTCTCAAAATAAATATATCTGCTATTCTTCTTGACCGGCTCTGAAGTATCAATACAATATTTTACCTCAAGCAAAGCCTGCCAAGATTTGAACTCTTTTAGTGTGACCTTGAATCTAGTGTAGGTCTTCCCGTCCTTTTTGAAAATTGACATTTCCATGTTCAGCCCTCCTTATATGGTTCTGGATAGTCCATCCATGCAACTACTGTTCCGCCTAAAACTTTTTTATCCGTTCTCCAAATTCCATCAGTAGTATGTGCCTGCTCTACCAATACTGTTCCATCGTCAAATACAACTGTAGCAATCACATATTTAGATGTTTTTTCGAACATTCCTCTTTTCCAGTTATTCGTTCCTTTGAATTTTGCAAATATGGAATCGTGTTCTTCCGGTAATCTCTCACTAACCGGAATCCAACCGTTTTCTTTCTCGTCTTGCTCCAGATCGCCCTGAAACTCTTCGATTATTTTCAGAACATTACTCGCAGCAATCATTTGTCGAGAGTCAGCAAGTTTCTTCATGAAATCATGATAATTAATTAGACTTTCTTTGATATAACTCATTCTTCCACCTCCTCATAAGTTTCATTGAATATATCTGGCTTACACGGATAAAATTCACCGTGTACACCACGGATGATATAATCACCAATATTTGCCAGATGTTCACCCTCTAGCGTCTTGATTACTAATCCGCCCGGAACCTTCCGATGGTCAATATAGAAATTCTTACCTTCTGCCGGAATGTACTGGTCCGTACACTGATAGTCCGTCAGAAAATCGAACATTTCTCGATGATTTGTACCAGTCCACTGTACCGCGTCAATTACAACTGGTTTTTTTCTATACCTCATACTCACACCTCACTATCTTCTGGCTCTTCATTAAACATTTTATATATACGGCCAGAATGAAATGCCTTTCTTAATTTTTCATAATTAATTTCAGTAAGATCTGAAATTTGAGAAATTGTCATTGGCTTTCCTTTGAATTCTACAATCAAATTATTTCTTTTATTATTTCCTTGTATTTTTGCATCCACCCATCTACAGTTGTCAGGCGAATATCCATTATTATTATCAATGCGGTCAATCGTTAAATTGTCTTGATACCCATTCTCTATTGCCCATTTATAAAACATCATAAAATCATGCCATTCTTCACAAACAGATATTCCACGACCGCCATAATCAATATATTGTGGGTGATCTTTGTGCTCGCATCTATATTTCATATTGCGCCAGATGTTATATATCCTTGTATGCCTTAATCCGTGTCTTGTAGCTTTTTGCCTTGCAATATCAACGCTTAAACAACCGCACGATTTTGTTCTTCCTATTTTGAGCGCGTATGCTTCTACGGTTTTTATGTTTCCGCAATCACATTGGCATATCCAATATGTTCTATTGGTATCGTCCGTTTTTTTTCGCTTTATTACTGTTAATCTCCCGAAACGTCTTTCTGTTAAGTCTACAAACTTACTCATATTCCATTTTCCCTTTATCCTGACTTCTGATTAACATTTTGCGTCCTCCTGTTTCTTGAAATCCATCTTCAAATCATAAACGAACTGGCAAAGTTCCTCTGCAATCTCGTCTGCGTTCTCTACATTTGAAAGCTGTCTAACATACTGCTTACCACAGATAACACAAGTCAACTTTCTGATTGTTTCCCAGACCTGCCACGAAATAATGGTGGAACCAAAAGCATCCGTCATTAGAGAATCTCTTCCGTTTCCGTTGTCGTCTATGAACCACTTTTCTCTCGGCGCTTTTAATTTGGTTGCAACATCTTCTCTGGTAAGGCAACCTTTGTATTTTTCGTCAATGCGCTTTTCCAGCTCGTCCAGAAGTTCCTTCTTTTCCTGCTCTGTCATTGTGTCCTCACTTTCCATATCTTCTCAAAATTTCTGCAACTGCATTAATATGCTCTGACAGTGTATCTAAATCTTCATCTTTAATTGCTCTCAGCCCACGTCTCGACTTAAAATCTTCGATAGCATATACGCCATCTTTGATTGCTTTAAACTGCTTCGCCATTTCACTTTCTTTTATGGCATCAGAATCGTATTTATAAAACACTTCATATTTACCGTGCTCTCCAAACTTGTCAGTTTCAATTTTAGTTCGCTTAGGAGTTATACGAACGATCTTTGCGGGATACACCATGACATGCCTAAACCCTATTCCGAATCCACTCCACACTTCTCTTGCAATTCCAACCACGTCTCCGACTTTTAAATCATCTTTACTTATCGGATTTAATTTTCCCATTTCCATCCTCACTTTTCCAATGTAAGCAACTGGCACGCTATCGTGCAGTCCTCCATGATTTCTGTGTTAATATTTCCTCTATCTGGTTCTAATTCATCAAGGAATAAACCATTTATTTACGCTCCAAATCTTCTGACCAATTCTTTAGTTTCTTCTGGAAATCTAATTTTCGTCTTCTCTTCGATTTCCTCCATCATGCTCATAAAGCTTCTCTCTCCGTTATTTGCCATCCTCACATACTCGTTAGCAAGATGAACTACATCCAGAAGCCTGTCTGTTGAAAACTTATGTTTCTTGTTCAAAGCCATCATAATTGTTACAGTATTGACTACGGTCGCCCAATTATCGCCAGTATCAAAGCCGTCGTTGTAGGCTTGATCTCGCATTTCCTGTAGTTCCTTGTACGATTGCTTCATCGCTCTTCCGAAAGCCTGTGACATTTGATTATCGCATTCCAACACCCTATTTTTCTTTGGTGCTTTCATCTTTAATTTGCTTCCCATATTTTTTCCTTTCGTATCTGTATTCCGTCAAACGGTACGCTCTCGATATTCCCGGATGTTCTGTGGCAATCAGAGAATCCATCTCCAATTGCCGCATATGTCTCTGGACGGTACACTTTGTGAGGTCTGTTCCATCCATGATTTCCTCGTACGAATGCATATATCCGTGTTTCTCAAAATACTCAACCAGAAATCTGTAAATATCATTTCTGGAGGATTGCCCCTCATTATATTTCCTCTGACGGTAATTCATAGGCAAAACGGATTTTCTTCCGCAGTATTGCTTTTTTCTGCACGCATTTTATTTAATCTTTCCGCAGCTTTCTTTTTCGCTTCATCGGAATATTTCCTTGGTGGATTGATTTTAATGTAGGAATATGGCAAGTGAGCGAAAATAGATCCATCATTATTTCTGGCAAGAATTTTCACATCGTCTGGAAATTCCTTTTCTAATTCCTCACATCTGTTCTTCCAGGAACTTCCGTTCTTAGCAGTAACCCCTACATAATCTCTTCCGGGAATCCACTCAATTACACATTCGTTTGTATATTCTGACATTTAATCATGCTCCTTATATAAAATCTCCTATGATCATTTGGCTATCATTTTCAAAAACAAGCATTTCGTTTTTTGCTCTGCTATAAAAGTTCCTGTCAATTTCAAATCCGTATGCACTTCTGCCAAGTTCCATGGCGGCTCTCAATGTGCTGCCACTTCCACAGCAAGGGTCAATCACTACATCCCCAGGGTCAGTAAATATTTCAATCAGTCGTTTTAGAACTGATACTGGTTTCTGCGCTGGATGAATTTTCGGAATGCCCTTTCCGTCTTTTTCCCACTGGAACCAGTTAAAAACCATCTTTCCAGTTCCACGAATAGTCTTTCCGTTTTCGTCCGTTTGCGCTCCATTTCTGAATTTTGGAAGTTTATCTCTGTAGAATATAAGTGCATATTCTGTAGCACCTACCACACGCATATTTGCTTTAAGCACCTGTGGGCTGTAGTTTTTAATAAACACAAGTGGTATATAGTGAACAAAGCCATGTTTCGCAGCTGCATTGATCAGAGTTTGAATTTGTTCAAATGAACAAAACACTATCATACATGGTGCGTCTGAACTTCTTCCTCTTGTTCCTGCCTTTTTCGGTTCTTTCTTCAACATTTTTGAACAAAAATGGAAGTATTCATACAGATTGAAATTGAAATCAGAGTTAAATGCTGCTTTCCCGGCTAATTTGCTTTCACCGTTCTTGTTATCTCCGCCCGTGTACCACATAGGATTACTTCCGTAGAAATTACATCCTACATTGTATGGAACATCAGCAATTACGAGTTGCGCTCTTGGAATTGCGTATTTTTTATAGTTCTGCATAGAATCACGATATATTTCACACTTTAATTTCATTTTCAAAAGAAGCCCGGTGCACCCTTACGTCAGCTGAAGGCAAGCTCCTTTCATTTTTTTATTTTTTATCTTTGGAATTTAGCCAGTAGAACTACTGGTGTGTTAGAATCAGTGATAGTTTTCTTCATTGAGTAATTCGTTGAATTTTTCCAACGCCTTAATAGATACTTTGTTATTTGCTTTTTCTGGTCTGATTGATACATTTAAGTGAGTATCAATGATGTGTTTTAACTCTCTTGCAAGTGTTTTCTTGCCTTGTTGAAGTCCATCTCTATAACCTTTTGCTGGGCGAAATTCATTGATTTTTTCTTTTCCTTCTCCTTGGCTTCCAGATGTTTTATTGTATCGGCATTGGTACCCTTTTTTTGTGTATTCCAATATCCAATACTGTTCCATATTATCAAGCTGTTCTACTGGATAATGGATAAAATTTATTTTCCACCCATACGGATTTTCTTTACTGTAAAATCCTCTCTTCTTTATTGATAAATCAATGTGCTGGTACCCAGTAAGATGAGAACACATCCGCTGAATTATATGTACTGCCTGTCCTATATAAAAGTATGGGATTTCGTTTTCATCAGTTCTGGTTAAAAAATAAATTCCACTGCCATCATCAAGCTTTGGATTGATTTTCAGAAGCCTTTTTCGGTTCGCTACTTCAATAGCTTTTGCCTGTCTAAGCTTTTTATAATTCAACCGGCATCACTCCATTTTCAATCTGGTCAATGAGTTTCTTGCATTCATCTTTAACATAGGTTTCATTTAATCACTCCCATTCATCTTCATCCTCATCTTCACCATCATCACAGTAACCATTTTTCTAAGCGCATCATAAACAGCAACTTCTACCATAGTTTTCTCCTAACTAAACGGAAATTCATCTTCCATACCGCCTAAATCTGGCACATCCATGAAACTAGGTTCTGGTGGCGGTACTGGTCGTGTATCTGTTTCCTGTGTTTGTGGTGACTGGCTCTTTCTTTCTGCAAATTCATGTTCTGCAATAAGACAATCATTTGAGTAAACTTTTTCGCCATTTTTGTTCGTATAGTTTCCAGTCTGCCATTCTCCACGCACATTTACTTTCGTGCCTTTTTTAAGATATTTCTCTGCGAATTCTGCATTTTTTCCAAGGCATACGCAAGTAATAAAGTCAGATTTTCTTTCCGTGTTCTTTTTTACTCTTCTTTCAACAGCTAAAATGTATCTTGCAATTTTGGTGTCATTCGTTCCCATTCTGATATCTGGGTCAGCAGTTAATCTCCCAGAAATAATAACAATATTCACAATTTATCACCTCTCAATCTGAATGTCGCACCTGATAAGTGCGTGTTTGATTTTCTTTGTATTCCCTGTTACGATTTCTTCTTTCCCAATAACAAAGGAAATATCATCTTCTGTTACGTCAAATCCTTTTGTCTTGATGTGCTCAACAAGGATTTCTTTGATTTCTTCTGCGCAAATTCCGATTGTAATTTCCAATGGTGTTACCTCCCTGGTTTGTAGGCTGGTGGCATTGTCTGCCATGCAATGACCGGATAATACGCAAAGCCATATGCTTCTACGCTTCCCCATTTACCGTCCCCTAAATAAGTGAGACTTGTTGGAAGAACAGCTCCCTTAATTGTAACTGCATATTCTTTCCAATCTCCCGGGTTTTCTTCCTTGTTTGGTTCTGGCGGCAGCTTCACTTCTGTTGGAATCCACATATCCGCAGGACTGTATGAGCAGATCAGTTCTTCAACTTTCTTGATTGCATCATTCCATCCTTTATCGTACTTGCATTCCTGTTCGGAAGGTTCTGGCTTTTTCAGTTTGTCAAGTGTTTTTAAGAAGATTTTCATTAATAAATATCCTCCTTTGGCTTTTCAAATGAAATACTAATCGGCATTTTCCAGTCTGATTCTGTACATTTAACAATAGACTGTAAGAAAGAAGCAGCAATGCTCTTTCTGAAATCTGCACTCTTTAACTGTTTTCGTATCTCTTCCGCAAATTCCTCACGATTTTCATTTACATATTTTTCAATTTCTTCCTTTACTGTGGTTTTTACAATATCTTCTGCGAGCCAGTCAAAATATGGTTTTGCGTTCCAACTCCCTTTATCGCAAAATTTTCCTTCTTTATTAACATACCTATTCGTCATTGTTTTTATCGCATCACGCATAATAACGGATGGGTCGCCTAATGCCTTTACGATTCCGGCATGAACTTCTTCCTGTACTGCTGCTTTTATTACATCGTCACTGATATTTAAACTCATCATATTTCCCATAGCTAATCCTCCTTAACTTTCTCAATAGTTTCTTTTATTGCTTCTTTCACAGCCTTGGTTTTAATCATCTTATCTGCCAAGGCTTTTGCCGCTTCCTGTACGATCACGCTTTTATTTTTTTCTAGTATCTCAGAAATATGAGAATGTATCATCCTACACAACGGCTCATTGGTTTCTCTGCTACCATATAACTCTTTTTTATAAATAACTTCTTTGATTTCTTTGGTAATTTTTTCAACTACCCTGTCCTCAACATTTTTACGGATTTCCTTTGCAATTTCTTCCTCATTAATACCAATCGTTACTGGTACGCTGAATACGCTCATTTACAGTTCTCCTCTCCTACTTCAACCGCAGCTATCTTATTTTCGTACATTGCAATTGTGTTTTTTAATCTACTTATCTCTTCATTGCACTTTTCTAAGAATTTATTTTTCACAAACTGATAATTAGGTTTTTCCAACACAATGTACGGTGTTAAAGAATCCAGAATTCTTCCGACATCTTCCTTTTTCACGTATCCAATGTAAATTCCTTTTGGAAACCGTGTTACTGCTTTGTACGTCTTTGGTTTTTCTATTACCTCACATTCTTCAACTCTGACTTTAAAAACGTAATCTCCAAATGTTCCAGCTTCCGAATTGAATTCTCGTTCACTGTCTAAAATGTAGAAATATAATTTCATTTTATTCTTCCTTTCAATCATTCAGTTGAATTGTTTTCCTTATCATCTTCAACTGCTTTCCAAATACAATCCATAACAGATGCATAATCAAGAAGTATTTCTCTTTCTCTGATGTTTCTTCCGTCTTTTTCATGCCAATCTCTCACTATATAAAGTTCGGCATTTGCAGAAAGAATATCTGTTTTCATGTCCCAGTATTTAATATGAATTTCATAAGCTGCATTTTCAGAAATTGGATTTACATAAATTCCTTTTGTTACTTCTTTCCAATCTTTCAAACCAATTGTTGCCATCTATTTCTCCTTTCAAAACGGACATAAGTCCAAGTTAATTTCCAGTCCAGGTGCTGCAATCTGGACGATTGTATCAGCACCAGACGTTTCTTGTATCTCACTCAAAATCTGTTCCGGGTCAGCTGCTTCATTACTCAAATGCACCAATGTTACCGTCCGTAATGCTGCCGTATGATTCGTATTTACTAAGCCTTTGCAAGTATCTAAGGAACAATGCCCTTTAAGCCTGTGCGTGTAATTTTCAGCTGTTTTATCAACCAATTCACCACAATAGTTGCACTCAATAACTAAATGGTTCAGTCGCATTGCTTTGAAGTTGTACTTGCAATATTCAAAGTCTGTCATATACAACAGCTTTCCAATTTCTTCATGTTCCACAATATACCCATAATTGAAACAAGGAATAAGTTGCCCTGTGTCCTTATCCCTTGTAGTATGCGGCAAATAGAACGGTATTACTGTAAACGAGCCAACCCGGAACGGTCTTTTCTCTGGAACTCCTTTCATCAATTCGCCAGTGATGATTTGCAGATGTTCCACGGTTTCATCATTGGTGTAAATCTGAATACCTAAATTCATCAGATTTTTAAATGATTCACGGTGATCGCTCAACCGTGTTCATGGGTAAGAAGCACGCCAGAAACATCACTTGTTCTGTAATCAATTGCTTTTAAAATGTCTTTGTATTTACATCCGCAGTCAAGAAGAAGCATTTCTCCACTGTTCGATTTCAAAACATAGCAGTTTCCGTGTTGGCTCCCTGTATTCACTACTCGCATGAACATTTTTCATCACCTCGCTTTCTGTTTATTTGTAGCTATTTAAAATTGAAGAAGCAGTTTCTCCAATCATATTTTTATCGTCCTGCTGATATGGAGGAGCTCCGCTCCATAATTCTTTCATATCTTTTAAATCTGTAGCCACCATTGCGTCCCTTATTAATTGAAGCTCTTTAAGCGATAATTCCACAGTCACAATAGAATCCCAATTAATTCTCTTTCTTCCTATCTCTTTCATACTTCATCATCCTCTGGAAATCGGAATACAATGTTTGCAGGCTCGAATTTCATATCTGGGCTGTTAACCATGGTTTTAATGATTCCGAAACCTCTTGCAGCCATTTTTATGCATTCTTCGTAATCATCATCGCTCATTTCAACGTTTTGTGCTAAAAACATTCCTGCATACACTTTGTGAAGAGCTTTCATGGCTTTCTCGGCTTTTTCATCTGTCGAATAACGAGCCATGACTGTTCCTTTTTCACCTACCATTGGCACATATACTCTTATGATATTTTCAGTTCTGCTTAATGATGTGATTTCATAAGGAACATCAAATTTCCCATTCTGACTAACTAATCTCATTCACTCACCTCCGAAAAAAGTTTCTCTTATATTTCTACTCATGTCAGTTTTCCTCATTCACAACAATACCGCCGTGGATAATAACTCTCTTTCCATCCGAATCATCAAAGTAAACTTCATTCTCTGATTCGGAAACATCAAACTTTCCAGACCAGGACTTGATTTTACCGCCGTTGTAATCGTAAACAGTTACGGTACGATTCAGACCACCGTCAATATCACTAGACAGTGATTTTAATGATCTGCTACAGGAAGAACAACCGCTAAACATCGTGATTGCTGTAATCCCTGTGATTAATACTGCTGTCTTAATACATTTATGCTTCATTTTGGCTCTCCTTTTACATTGTAAGTTGGATTATAATGAGTACCACATATGTAATAACATTTAAAAGAATAATTAAATTGGTTCGATTGTATTCATTTTTTCGAATAAAAGTTACTATCCATCCCAAAAGTGCTATTGAAAGCAAAATAATAAGTACAATTGTGGAAGTTTCCATCCTACATTTCCTCCTGGCTCATAAATGACGGAATTTCTGTTTCCACTGGCTCTGCTGCCGGGGCTGGTTCTTTCTCAGCTGTCTTTACAGTTTCGGCTACGGTTGGCTGCTTTGGCTTTTCTTCGATTGCTTCTGGCTGTGGAATGAATTCTTCTATGTTTGCGTTCTGCTCGATTTCTTCCTGTACTTCTCTGTATGTAGCGTCCATCATGTTGTATTCGTAAGCCTGCACTGGATTATCCCATTTCTTAGGAATGGACTTCATAATGTTGTTACGCATCTTACGAATAATCATTGACTCTCTGGACTGTGTTTCGTAATAAGACGGTGAAATATACGGTCTTAATTCCTCACAGTCAATGATTGCTTCTAGTTCTCCAATGTCAGCGACCTTTTTCATGATCTCTTTTTTCTTTGCTTCAATTTGAGCTTTCTGCGCATCTGTAGCTTTATATCTGTCTGCACAAATTCCAAACGTTTCATTCTGGAGATTGTTCTTGATGTGTGCTGCAAGATTCTTCAGTACATCTGCTCTTTCGCAAGAAAGGTATTCAATATGTCCGTCCTTATACTGAATCGGATATACGATACGGACTACCCTACCTACACCAGATTCTTCCCATTCTGGCGGTGTGATTTCCACACCTTTATGTCTTGGTGGGATATACTTATCACCTTCTCTGACTTTCCAGTACGGGAATACTTTAGCTACATCGACACCATATCTACTTACAAGAGCGTCATTTCCATCGCCCTCAATCGCAAACTCGATTTTCTTCTCCCACTGTGCCGGCTTCCCTTTTCCTGCTACGTTTACGTTTCTGATCTGGAAATAGCACTCTCTCGGCTGTGCATTTGCGTTCAGCTTTAATGCTGCTACTTTACTCAGAATAAATTTAAGATTAGAACCATTGATTGCTTCAAAACTTACTCCGCTCTCATGCACCATCTGGAAAATAGATCCCATTGCTGCTACTACGCAATCTTTTGAGTAGGAATCAAATTCCATTCCTCTTGAAGTCAAATCTCTTTCCATTAAATCGACATAACGATTTGTGTAATAGGAAAGCTGTGTGTTAAAATTTGCTACCTGTGTGTTTTCTGCCATTTTAATTCTCCTTTTCTTTATTTATATGCTCAGTGGCATATGAAACAGGATGAAGTGTTGTGTCCTGTCCTGTTATTTCCTTTACTAAAATTTTATGTCCTGTTGTGATTTCCGGGCATTCACCCGGATTCATATACCACCGATAGTTACCAAATTAAATGATAGTTACATTGTCCGGGTTGATGTGGTATCTTCCATTTCCATTTGCTCTCTGTGTTCCGATTCCAATGTACTTTCCGCTGGTTTCAATCAACTGCAACACTGTCTCGTACGGAAATACAATATCCGGGCAAGATACCTCAATAGTGGTTCGCCAGTTATGAAATACGTTGCTACTGCAAAGAACCGGGCTTCCAGCGATTGAAGAAGTCGGAACAATCTTATTTACTATCTCAACAGATTCAAAATTTACCGGGCAAATAGAACCTTCGATTGAAAGAGAACGCTTTATATCTGTTCCTTTCTTTCCTGTGGAATCCTTGAAGAAAGTAATAAATGTTTCGGTGAATGATTTCTTGAATGCCTGTGTAAGAATGCAAGGTCTGTTGTTTGCCATGTAATCTTTCCACTCTTCCTCGGTGTAAAGTGAAATATCTTCATCGTGGAAATTGATCGGTTTTTCCCAGTGAATACCAGTAATTAATCCCTCCCAAACATTCTTTGGCTGATTATAAATAGCTGGCATTTTGAAGCCCTTGTCCTTTGACTGCTTGAAGCATTCAGCCTGTTCATAGTAACGGCTTCTTTTGTGAAGAATGAGGTCTGTGTCCCCAATTAACTCAACTCTTAATGTGGTTTCCTTTAAAGGTTCGATTGTGATGTTTTTTGCCATGTTGCTTTCCTCCTAAAATAAAATGATTTTTTATTGTTTTTTTGTTTGCACAAACATTCAAACGGATTAATCTGCAATAAATAATTAGTGATCTGTCCTATACTGTTTTGTTCTGTGATGTTCTGTGATATCTTATTATGCGAAACTAATCCGCTTGAATCTTTGTGTAAACTCCAAATGTACTTAGCAAGCAGTAGAATGAGCTATATTTTACTGTCATGTGCTGTTCTCTATTGTGCGAAGATATAATTTTCTTAGCAGTTTTCTACTGCCAACTAAATACACTTGGTGGCTTATCTGCTCGGTAGGTAACATGAAATATTCTGTATTTTTATATTCTGCAATATTCTATGGTATCCTTTACTATGGCATCTCATGCCACCTACCCAGGAGACAATTTTGTTTGGATGAGCCGCTTTATAGGCAATATAAAAGTTAGGTGTAATTATCTATAATTAGATATATTTCACTGTGCTCTAATTTACCGCGTTATGTTTCGATATACTTTCCTAGCGATTTATACCGCCTGTAAAACAGCCCATCCGCTAAGTGCTGTGTCCTGTTGTGTTCTATTTCTTGCTGTTATTATCTGTCTTATTCTTTCCTATTCTGTTTTAAGTGTTCACAACACTTGTCACTCTGCATAAGTAATCTATCCTATCCTGTTATATGCTGTTTTGCTTTGTTCTTTCATATTCTTCTACTTATGCAGACTGATAAATGCTGTGGTTTCCTACGGTCATAAACCTGTATTGAACTGAGGTGTAATGTTATGTTTTCTGTTATTTTATATTCTAATAAAATGTTTTTTAATTTTTTCAATACAGGCATATCAACGTAGGAATTTCGCCGCTACTGCACTCATAAGCCCGCAAGAATAAGGTGTAACGTTCTTTTCTGTCTTGTTCTGTAGTGCCCTGTTATGTCATGTTCTGCATTATGTTCCCACTCTTGCAGGCATATCAGCACAGTAACGGCATTCATGTTTAATTAATCAGTTCCCAAACTTCTTCGTATTCGGAAATATTCTGGTATTTCTGCTTCACTGCCAGAAGTTCATTTCGGCAACGCTCTAAAAGTGCTTCGTATTCATCTGGCTGTTTCAAAATAAGCTGTGTTGGCTTATATCCGCTTTTTCCATCTGTTTTGTAAAACACTCGAATTGCTGTCGGCTTTGGCTTGTTATCAATATCCTGTTCCACGATTTTTAATTGGCAAACTATCAATCTGGCTTCGTGGATTCTGTATTTTTCAGCCGCTATGGAATCATCCCATGTGAAGCACTTATGTAATTCTGTACTTTCGTCCCTTGCTTTCTCAAGAATCTGCTGTGGTGTAGCTGATTCCATCTGATCGCAAATTTCCATGATTTCAGATGCACATTTTGTAGCATCTGCCTTGAAAAAATGTTTTCCCCATGTTGCTGTTAGCATTTTCCCCTCCTAATTATCAGATTTCTTTTACTTCCAAATCCCCATCCGTAACTCTCAGAATAATCATCTGTCTGTCTAATACAGGGATTCTCTCAACATTAACGGATTCGCTATCATCAATCCAGATTGGAAGATTCAGATGGTTCATCTCCTGTAACCCATTCAGCAAATCAACCTCGCAAAGAATTTTGTCGGAATGATTCAATCCGCTGTTGTAGTCGATTCCATTACAGATCATCTTGCAAGTTTCCACTGGATTTCCCTCAATCGTGTAATCAAGGAAACTGAACTGGAAATGTTTAAAGTGTGGATTGATTTTCTCTGCCAATGCCTTATTTTTCTGAATTGAGAAGTTAAGAACGGTATCAATGTTCTTTTCGATATCAGCTTGTACCTGTCCAAGGCTTTTCAGTTCCTCATTCAGTTCGGCTACTCGCTTTTCTTTCTCTGTGACTGCTGCCTGTGCAATCTTAATGTCTGCATCCACATTGGAAATCTGTTTCATAACATTGCTGATCTGCATTCTTAATTCCTGTTTCTTTCCAGGAACATCATCAAATGACTTTAATTTCTCTTCAAGTTCTGCAATTCTCGCTGTAACTGCAAGATATTCTTCATCATTTGTTATATCTACAGATTCTGGAAGCTCCGTAAATTTGGACTGTTCTTCCTCAATCTGTTTAGTAAGTTCAGCAACTTCATCCTGTGCTACGCCGATTTCTGACTGTAATTTGCTGATTTCCTCGTTAGTTTTCTTTAATTTTGCAGAAGCAGAATTTCCAAGATCACAAGTTCCTTTTAACTGGTTCTGTTTTGCCGATTCCCAGTTTTGCTTTTTGGTTAATTCATTTTCAATTCTGAACTTCTTCTTTTCTTCAAATGAAGATTTCAGTTTGGAAACTTGTTCTTCTGGCAGTTCCTGTCCACAGGTCGGGCAAATGGTATCAGAATCATTGAATGTTTCAGCTTCAATAGCTTTCAGTTCAGAATCATCCCACTCCATTTCTTTGATTCTCGGATAGTCCTGTCTGGCTCTATCCAAGTCAGCTTTTGCTTGTTGTGCTTCCCTTATGTGGTTATCCAGTTCCATTCCAATAATACGAATGCTTGATTCCTTTTCTGATTTTTTTAACCTAAGTTCGGAAACTGTATCAGAAATGAATTTTTGTCTGGCTCTTAACCATTCATTCGCTTTGCTAACCAGACCATCCCTGGAAGATTTCAAACCACGGATTTCATATGAAAGGCTGTCATAGCCTTTTGCTGAATCTTCAAGAATCCCTTCCTGTTCTTCCAGCTTGGAAAGTTCCGCATTAAGCTCCTGTTTTTTGGATTCCAGGGAAGAAGTATCTTCTGCTTCAACAGTCCGATTGGTTTCGTAAGCAATCTCTGTATTTTTTGCATCAACCTTTTTCTTCTGTGCATTCAGTTCCTTTCGGAGCTTCTTTAAGGTATCCTCTACGGAATGCCCCTTTGTAATTTCTTCTACATGTGCATACTGTGGATTTTCTTCCATAAACTGCGCAATATCAAAACCAGACATTTTTTCCAATACCTTTCTGGATTCTGCGGTTGACTTCTGCAATGTGTCCAGGAACGGTTTTGGATTACTGCACATCAGAAGCGTTGAAGGCTCTGCTATTGACTGGATGAACTCGGTATAATCCTTTGATTTAGCCGGGAATCCGTCAATTTCATAAGAAGTTTCATTTCCATCGAATACCTCTTCGGACTGTCCTCTCGGTTTTCTCCACTTTTGTTTTGTGATTTTGCGGATTACTTTTTCTTTCCCATCAATCGCAAGTGTAAGTTCTCTTACAACATCAACCTTTGGCACTTCCACGCCATTTTCTTTTCTGCGGATAGAAGTCGGTTCTGTACCATTTGCCATCTTTCCTGTCAGGACATCTAAATATGCGTCCTGTAATGTGGATTTTCCTTCTCTGTTTCTGCCGGAAATCTCTGTTCTTGGAAACAAATCTACAGACTTACTCGGAAACTTCTTGTAATTCACTAGCGAAATTTTTTTCACTTCCACTTTCATGCTCGATTATCCTCCCTATTGATACCTCATATGCAGTTCTAAGCTCTACTTCATCACCAGATAATTTTTTATGATAAATCCGGCTCTGGATTCTTCCGATTATTTTTACGAAATCTCCAACCTTGAAATCAGCAGCTTCTCTGGCTTCTTTCCACCATGCTATACATGGGATATAATCTGTTCTTCGTAAGTCATATTCGTTGCAAGCAATCATCAAATCACAGATTTCTTTTCCTCTTGGTGCTCGGCGGTACACAGGCGGTTTGCAAAGATAACCTTCCAGAATGATTTTGTTTTCACCTTCTGCACTCCCATCACCATCTCCACACCAGATTGTTTCTGCTTTGATTTCAAGAATCAAATGTAACTTTCCACTTTCATGTTTGTTTGAAGAACTGTATCTTCCTTCAACATAAGCGTGTTTTCCAATCTTTAAACCTTCCGTCTGCTTTTCTTCAACAATTACTGGAAGCAAATCTACGTTCCCATTGGTACGCTTTGCACCAATATAGAATCTTACGAATTTTTCTCCGTCCTTGAAAAACATTCCTGGCTGAATATCCATTATTACGCCATATATCTGAACTTCATTCTTATTATTCTTCATCCTCCAATTTCTCCATTTCTTTTACGGAAATCTCATATACACTTTCCGTTTCTTCCCCATTAACATAAACATCACGGCTCATTAATCTGCCAGATACTTTAATGTAATCATTTCTTTTAACCTCTACCGCCAGATCAGCACCTTTTCCCCATAAAGTACAGCGAATAAAATCCGCTCTTTCCGAATAATCCCTTGGAATTGCCACGAAAAGATTTGAAACTTTCCTGTGCGTTACTGGTGTAAGTTTTGCATATGGCTCTTTCGTGCAACTTCTGGCAATAAACTCTACTTCGTTTATATCACCTTCCGGAACCTGTCCATCCAGGATTTCCACTTCATCAGCTGCGATATAATTAACATTGTGGTGCTTATTTGGATTTTTAGAAGTGTCCATGCTTCTGATTGCTCCTGTTACCACAACTTCTTTTCCGTTATAATTATTGTCTCGTACAATGGAATCTTCTATAACGATTGGGAACATATCTACTGCACCACTTTTGCGAATAACTGTCAGCATGAATTTGTAATAGTATCTTCCGTAATGTTCATGGCTGAATACTATTTCCCCGGCTCTGCCGGATAATCTTACTTTGTTTAATCTTTGCATTTATTTTTCCTCCATTTCTAATATAATAGGAAGAAACACCATTGAGAATAAGACTGTTGATACAAAGAACACCCCGATAGCATCAAATGATGTAAACATCCATGTGATTGAGAAGATTACTGTAAACATCCCTATTCCTACAAATATTTCTCCTATTGTCTTTGCCACCTCTTTCATTTTTTCCTCACTTTCTTCTGGATGTGGTTACTGCAAGTGCAGCTGCCAGAATAGCGATAATTATATTTCTTTCCATCAGCTTTTCTTCCAGATCAGCAATGATTTCACTGGAAAGTGGCTGATTTTCGCCATTTTTTTGCATAAAAAATCCTCCTGTTATATTTTTGTTTGTCAAATACAGGAGGTTGTGATATAATAATCCTGTATTTAACTAACGTCGACTTAGTTAGATACCGTCCTGGTTGGTGTGTCCGCACCTTCCAGGACACTTAATCTGCTTCTACAAATTTTCCATCTTTCAGCGTATAGAAAGTATCTTCCTTGATATTTTCCCCATCTACTTTTGCTGATTTAACATCTACAATATGATATTCATAATTGATCTCTTTCCACTCTGCTAAAACAATAAAACATCCAATTTTTCCTTTAGCTTTTGAATTAATTCCTGTAGCTAATGCAATACTTTCTTTTCCTTCTACAATTGCCGCTGACTGATATCCGGTATTGGTTGCCGCTGACCGATTTCCGGTATTGGTTGCCGCTGACTGATCTCCAGTATTGGTTGCCGCTGACCGATTTCCGGTATTGGTTGCCGCTGACTGATATCCGGTATTGGTTGCCGCTGACCGATCTCCGGTATTGGTTGCCGCTGACTGATTTCTGGTATTGGTTGCCTTATCGTCTTCCCAATTAACTTGCTCTTTGATGTATTCAACGCCAGCTTTGATAATTCCAGCAATTCCAATTTCTGCTTTCACGGAAATTTTCTTTCCAACTCTCTTGCTATCATCAGATGATTTCTGGCCATTCTCTTCAAGATCAACTTCACAATATCTGGAATCTGAAGGAGGATAATAACCGAATACATCCATCGGAAATTCGCAAGCATGGAATCCACAATTACAAATGTCTGCTTTTTCTTCTGTGTATTCTTTTCCAATTTCATACTGGAAATCTCTACACTTTAAGTCCTTGTCAAATCCTTTAAAGCATTTCATTTTTTCTTTTCCTCCTTTGATTCGACTAAATCAAGCCCAAGCATTCTGAATGCCATGTCCTTTGTGAAATCATAATCTTTCACGCTATTCGCCCAAGCTTCAAATGCCTTTAATCTTCCAACCAGAAGTGCATATTCCTCATTGGCATTCTCTGGAATATAATCCGTACTCTTGTTTTCTCCCATGATTAGTCCTCCTTATCTTTTGCTCCAAATTTTTTAAGCATTTCTTTCAGATGCGAAATAAACGGAATAATTGCATCTACCTGTTTGAACTTTTCCTTGATTTCTTTGTCAAATTCTTCCTCATTCATAAGACCATGCTCGAACGAATGTCTAAGCTGCTCTTTTACGTCTTTCTCTTCTCCACCATCTTTTACGAACATCTCTTTAATTTCATGGGTGATAACTGCATACTCTGAAAGAATATCAATCCCTTTACCAGAAATGTTAACTAATCCATTTTCAAATTTAATCATTGTTTTTCCTCCCTATTTTCTTTTATTCTCTCCATCTGAATGGTATAATGTGTTCAGAAAGGAGGTATGTTAAAATGTTTCTCAAATTAAAAGTTTCCTGTAACTGTCGTTGTAGCTACTACTTGAATGAAGCAATAAGTGCGGATAAAATTTCGTGTCCAAACTGTGGCAAAGAACATCCGTATTCAAAAGAAATTCTTTCAATGCTTCATACCGCAAATGAAATTCAAGATGTATTTGATTCTGACGGTTTTGATATTAAAAGCATTACCACAGAAGTCATTCTTTGACCGGAATATATGAAAGCTCTTCAATAACCAACTTCATAAATTCTAAGAACCCTTTTGCTTCCGTAACGGACAGATGGCATTCGGCAATTTCATTTTTTACTTTTTTGTAGAGTTCGTCTGCTTTCTGTCCGTTTCTTCTTCTAAATTCTAAATATTTCTGTCCCTCATGGCTTGACAGATTTTCAGATAAATATTTTTCAACATTCATTGTGTTTCCCTCTCCATAATTTCTAATCATCAATTGAGTTTTGAACAGCAGAAGTAATTCCATCAGAAACACATTTTGAAATGCTTTTCCCATCAATATTAATTTCAAAAATATGTTTCTTTTTAGAGGACTCCAGGATATTATGAATAGCTTGGAGTTCTTTTAATATTTCGATAAGAATCTCTTTTTCTTTCAACTTGCATCCTCCTGTTCAGAACACTCTTTTTCTACTTCTTTCTCACTTGTCATTCCTTCGACTTTTCCGAGAATATATCCCTTGTCAAAATCCGACATCTTAGGAATCGCTTCTTTCAGCTTTTCTACGATTCGCTTTTCTTTCTCTGACATTTTCTATTTCACCTCCTTCTTTTTACGCGCAATATTTAATTTCGTATTCAGTCACGATTTTTGAGAAAATCTCTCGTAACTTTTTATCATCATCAATAACATCCATTTTATTGAGCGAGTTAATCTCTGTTTTGGTGCAACCATTTTCAGCCATGCGTTTTCGCTTATTTCTTAATCTTGTATTCAGATCACATCCAGCCCGGCGTTCCAATTCTGTGTACATTTCTGTTCTAAGCATTTTAAACTCTGCTCCAGCACCTTTTTGTATGCGATTGAATTTAGAATTAATTTCTGAACGCCAGTTATCAAATACAGGCTTAACCGCTTCTTTGATGTTCTCTGTAGTTGCAACAGCTTTATCTGCGGTTTCTTTGGCAATTAAAATCTGCCTGTCTCTTTCTTTGTCGGCAAGTTCTTTTTCAACCATCTGTGAAAGTAGTCCCTGTAACATTTGAAGCTCTGGTGACAATGCTCTTTTTACAGTTTCTTTGGTTTTGAAATATCCATTTACAAGCTGTCTCTGAACATCCCATGCTAAATCGTCTGTAAAGGACTTAACCAACATCAGATAACCTTGTTCTGTGGCAAGAATAACTTTTTCTGGAACACCGCCCTGTGGTCTTTCCAAACCAAGCGTCCGAATTTCGGACGGCTGAGTTATAACGAAGAAATCTTCTCCTTCAATAAAGTGATTTCGATTGTCGTTGAATCTCTTCCTTGCCGTTCCGTCTGGTCTGCCGTGTACCATATCAATATCTTTGAATGTAACAACTCGCTGACCGTTATACTCTTTTATTGAGATATCTGAATTTCCAATATGCACTAACTGGTTCGTGTTTATCACTCCTTTCTTAATCTGATTTTCAATTCCGTTTTGTGTTGAAAATATTTTTCCTATGTGTTAAAATTCTTTCATACCCAAATAATGGGCAATGAAAGGAGTTGTTTGCTTTGACCCAACTTTTGAATTTGCCCTGTTCCTTATTGTAGGTTGCAAGCAGAGTAACCTGCGTTACCAAAGTACGTTAAGCAATTTCGTTCACCGTATTGAACAAAATTCCTACATTCGCCAACTAATGGGCAGCTAATCTTTTTTACTCAATCGCAGAACTAAAACTGCGTAAGTGGCGAAGTGTTTCAAGAAACATTTGGTGCTGCTTATGTGACTGAACAAGTGCGTTCAGTCTGCAAAACACATAAGGTAAACAAATTTAGGCAAGAACTGATAGGACAGCACTCCTGTCAGTTTTTTTGCTATTCTTCTTTAAACAGATATTCCAGATCATATTCTGGAAAAAGTTCCTTTTTAGAAATGACTGCTTCTGGATACGTAAAAGGTGTTTTTCCCTTTATCTTGTTCTGAATAGTCCTTTCATCAACGCCAAGAACCTTTGCAAACGCTCTGATTGTAATTCCTTTATCGTCAAGAACTTTTTTCAAGTTATTCAACACTTTAACTTACCTCCCTTGCTTTGCTCTTATCTCTTAATGCGACTGCGTAACCCAAAGCCATCCGCAAATCAAATTGTTATTTTCCCACCTCCTTATGAGCTTTCCTTTTTACAAGTTTCATCATCCTCTATAAAATCAGATACTGAAATTCCAAAAAACTTTGCAATTAAAGATAATTTATCAAGCTTCAAGTTGTAATCCCCGCGGCTCCATTGCGTAAATACAGCAGTAGAAATTCCAGTTCCAACAGAAACTTGGTATTCGGATAAGTTTGCTTTTTCTCTTAACTCTTTGAATTTTTGATAAGCATAAGATTTGTTTTCTAGTTCTTGCAAAATTGCATCTCCTTTCTTTCAGATATTTTATATAGATAGTATTGACAATAACTAAGTTTTCTTATATAATCATAATTGCGAGTTAGAATTAAATAAGTTTCTTAGTTGTTGCCATGCTATCTTTTTTTGTTTCTCTTGCTAAGATTTCTTAGCTTGTATAAAGAATATCATAGTTTTCTTAGTATGTCAACAATTATTTATTAAGTTTTCTTAATTTTGATAGGAGAAAATATGTACTACGAAAATTTTGATCTTCTTTGCAAGAAAAATAATGTAAAACCAAGTGATGTTTCTAAAAGCACCCAAATCTCTACAGCAACTCTTTCTAGTTGGAAAAAAGGTACTTATACCCCAAAGCAAGATAAATTACAGAAAATTGCAGATTATTTTAAAGTATCAGTGGATTATTTGATGACTGGAGAAAATGTTATCGAAGAATTTTCAGATGAATCAGCAAGTTTGGTATTTCAGATAAGAAAGGACTTAGAGCTATCCGAAGCATTAAGAAAATATTTTAAGTTATCAGATGTTAAAAAGAAACATGTGGTGGAATTGATTAATTTGTTGAGTGAATAAAGGAGAAAGTATGTATAATTACGAAGATTTGTACAATATTGCAATGAAGCAGATTTCAAGTCAAGAAATTGAGCCTTTACCAATAACATACGCATATTCGGATACACAATTTGAGATACTAGTAAAGTACATCAAGGAGTTTGAAGAAAGTTTAGATTCTGAACATGAAGTCGGACTTCTTTTAACCAACTTTGGTAAAACTGTTACAATGCAGGTTACTGAAATCAGCTATGAGAAGTCCGTACTAATGATTTTTAAAGGTTATGTAGATGGGCGAATGTCAACATTAATTCAGCATATCAGCCAATTAAATTTTTTGCTTACGTCATTGCCTAAAGATGATTCTCGTCCGAAACAACACATTGGCTTTGTCGTTCCAACTTCTGAATAGTTTTTTGCAATTCTTGAATCATATTTGCCTGTATTCCAAGCAAGTTAATAACTGAATAAACAAGTGAAGCGGATGGAAGACCCTCTTTATTTTGAGGGTCTTTTATTTCTTCTAAAATCTTTTTCTGCTGGTCTTCTGTATATATTAAATCTGTACTATTCATTTTTGTTTTCCTCCTTTAATATGTCAGAAATAATAATATAAATGTATCGTAAAATCTGATCCACTTTTATTTTGTCAAGCATCTCAATAATTTCTTTCTTGTAATCCACGTAAATCCCTCCCAATACTGCAAACATATGTTCTTACTTATTAAATTATATCATGTTTTCATAACCATATAACGGAACGGAATCATCTCCGCTTAAATCCTTTCTGGCAAGCTGGTTTCTTCTGATTTTTCTATGAATTATAAGTTTTTTTGTGTAAATATTATGATTTTCGCTTTTCCAAATCGTAATAATAATAGATAGAAATAAAGGGGCTGGGCTTCTGGAATCGAGGGATTTCTGGTGCTCATTTGGATTGCTTTTGATTTCCGTCACCATGTTTGCGATAGTTTTAACCCTCCCAAAGATAATACTACGCTCTGGGCAGAAATACACATGAATCCCAATAAACACATGCACAAACATCAATATTAAGATAATCGTTATCTTCTTACATCTTTCCATCATACAGCCTCTTTACACTATCTTTCTTATGTGGTACGATAATATTGTATCAAAAAATATACAATTACACAGGAAATGGCGAAATCAGCACATGCAGTGACGAATTTCGCACAAAAGGGATGATTTTTTTGAGGATTGCAATATGTGATGACAACGAATTACAAATTGATATTTTTAAAACCAGAATGGACGGTTTTCTTCGTAGAAATGGGGACAGTGGATGCACGATCACGGCATATACCACCGGGAAACCTCTTATTGATGATGTAAATGACGGCGTATGGTACGACATAATTGTGTTGGATATTATGTTGAAAGATGAAAATGGGATTGATGTTGCCCAGCATCTTAGAAAGAATGGATATGTAGGGAATATCACCTTTTGGACAGCCCACAAGGAATATGTGTTTGATGCTCTGGATATCCTTCCTGTTCACTATATCATAAAAGGCTCGGAAGATGGAAGAATGTATGGTGTAGTCAACAGGGAACTGGAAAATATCCATGATAAAACGCTGACTGTAAAGAACAAGGATTATTTCCACAGGGTTGATTTCTGCCATATTGAATATATTGAAAGTCGCAATAAATACATCACTATCCATTGTACCTGTGGTATCACTCATATGCAGAGAGGGAAACTTTCGGACGTTGAAAAGCAACTGGACAGACGGTTTTTACGCTGCCACCAAAGTTACATTGTCAACATGGATGAAGTCTGGGAACTTCGTGCTGATTTCAGAATGGTATCTGGAGATGTGGTTCCGATTAGGAGAAAAGACCTTTCGGCGATCAGAAAACTTTATGAAGGCTATATTGCATTTAAGTAGCTCCCGGGAAAGTCCCGGGAGTATTATTATTTCAGTAATTCATTGACTTTTTTCTGCACTTCCGCGTAATTGTAGCCAGCGGATTCCAGGCGGTCTTTTCTATCCTGTCCATTTCCCCATTCTCCGTTAATTACCTCTTTTGCGACCTGGGCTACACTTTTCTTTGCAGTCACGGAATACACAGCTTTTCCATTCCAGTCAAAAACAGAGTAACCGGCTTTGCAAGCCTTTTTCGCATTTTTCAGTGACTTGTACGCCCCGATCTGGCTCTTGGAATCCTTCCAGGTCTTGCGGACACGGTAATACTTATCCACCTTTGCTGTCGGCTTTATGGTTGACACTGTCACTGTTTCACTGGAAATAAGCTTCTTGAATCTATTCCAGTCACCCTTTGCGCGGATAGCAGATGGACAATTCTTAGCGCACACATCGTAATGCTGCACTACTCGGAATGCCGGGATATTGTACTTTTTCATCAATTGCTTGCATACATCAACGGTATTCTGGTATGCTTTTTCGTAGTTATATCCGGCATTCATACACATTTCAATTCCGATGGAATTATGATTATTTACAGTTCCAAAAAGCTTACCGCCGTAATCTACCCCAACGTGCCAAGCTCCACGATTATACGGCAGGGCTTGGTATGCTGACTTATCGTCAACGAATACATGGGCTGAATATCCATGAAAATTGCCATTATGTTGTGCAGTGGCGTGTGCCTTAGCGTCTGCTGTCTTGGCGATATTATCTGTATTGTGGATGACAATATACCGAGGTGTCTGTCCGGCGTAGCTGTTATTATTGCTGATTAATGAGGTGTTAATATTCATGTGTGGTCTCCTTTCATTATTGAGGTTAAAAAAGTGCATAATAAAAAGCACCCAATTTGGAGTGCTCTTTAGCATAAACTCTTTATACAATATATCTCTTATGATTAAATTTCACGGAATCATGGCTGTTGTTGCCGCAAAGGGAAGGTGCCGTGTTATAATATCCTTGTACCCTTTGTGGTGATTGGAGTTGGACTTTTTGTTTGGTAGGCAGGAGTCCAACTCCCTTTTTGTTGTTGTGATATATTGATTACATCATGTATTATCTTTTGCGAATAGAGTTTTTGCGATTTTATTTATTTTTCGCTAACTATTTAAATGAGAATCAATTCTGATAATATTTTTTCTATCAATAAACTTGGTGGCGGAGATATTGATGTTATTGTTGATAGATCTAAAAAAAACAATAAGTTTTCCAGTTCCAAATTGGTCAACTGTACTTATGATTAGTATTGGCGGCGTTGATTTGAAATAATTATTTCATTTGAAGCCCATATATGACGATTCTGTTAGAACCTGTAGACTTGTATTTTGCCCAAATATAGTAAGTAATATCCTTAGATTCTTTACCACATATGTACGTTAGTATTGCCGGATATTTTTCGTTGTTTTCAATTATTGTAACTTTTGAATAATCGGAATCTGAATTTACAATTGAGATTCCAAGCGGCTCTGACTTCTCATAAAATGCTTTTGCTGTAAAGATAAATAAGGTGTTTTTCGGGACTGTAAACGACAATCCTGTATATACGTATTCATTAACAACTTGAATATTCGCATATTTTATTTTCGATATAAAAGATGACTTGCCATATAAATAGTTAATTGCCCCGATAACTGTTTTATTTTCGGTTTCCAATTTACTGATAACAGCCGTTGACATTTTATCAACGATATAATCCCAAAACTTGCTCATCAGTCCGCGTTTGTTCGCTTTCCCTGTTGCATCATACAACATTACTTCGTCATTATCCGCTAACGTATCTTTTGATGTGTATTCAGTCCATTTTGGCATGTTGTTGCCCTCCTTTAATTCAATTGATTTTTATTGATATAGTCTTCAATCGCCTTAATATTTGCCGAAAGCCCATCGTCAAAAATAAGAAAATTTCCTTTCTCATTCTGGCTCAAAACCTTTCCGCTTTCGGTATCAATTGTTGAATAGGTAAAAGCGATTCTATCGCCCTCACCTGTTGACAGTTTCATAAATGATGTAAGTTTTTTAATCTGGCTCATAATAATTCTCCTTCCATTTCTTGTATAATTTTTTCACGTTCTTCGAACATTACATTTTCAAGGTTGACTGTCTCAAAATTCACTTCTCGGTCTTCTTTTCCGGCATTGAAACGGATATACTCTTTATTCTTCTGTTTAGCTTTCAGTTCCCATGCGAACCGAAGCCCTGGGGTTCCCTTGACAACAAAATAGGTATCTGACTTTTCAGATACCCAAGACTGCCCCTCTCCCTCATTTTGAAGGAATACATAGTATTCAATTTCTGTTTCTGTAGATTCCTGGAATATATCATCAATTGAGATGATTGCCATTCCGTCTTTCCCAATTACTCCACCGCCAAAATCTCCCAAAGTCGGGGTTGGGGTTTCATAGCAATAGAATAGTTGATCGCCATAGTTTTCTGTTTCAGCTATAACGGATTTAGTTCCTGTGACGGAGAAGTTTCCAACCACCTTCACTTCTTCATTAAATTGAGTTCTTCCCAAATAATGTTTTGCTCCAGATGTCCATCCGTTTTTAGAGGTTGTATCTCCCAGAACTAAAGTCAATGACGCAGGTGTGCTCGATTGCACCCCATTTCCAGAGTATTTCACGAAATCGCCTGTTGAATTTTGTGAAAGTAAACTAGGAGGATTGTATTCATTTCCTGCGAATATATCTAATGTATTGCCAGACAGTGTTCTTTTTATTCTGTCACTACTGATAATAAAACCTGCAATTGTTGCTCCAACTGCTGCAAGTTCCTGCACGGACATTTTTTCTGCCGTGACCGCTTTTGCGTCTAATTTTTCAGTGGTAACAGCACCAGCCTTCAAAGTGTCAGCAGCTATACTTAGTGCTTTAATAAATTGTCCATTTACATAAAGGTTGTTATTATACATGTATATTCCTTGCTTTGCCCCATTATCTGTGAGCAAGTTCAATACATGTTCACTACTTACCGCCACAGTTACTTCCGGGCGATAAACTCCCAAAGTACCGCTTGTAAAACTGTTGAATCCACCGATTGTAAATAATTGATAATTTGAACTTATCGTTGTAACGTTTTGCAAAAATTCATATTTTTTCCACTCTGTAGTGACGCTTACATCTTGTGCTACTCTATTTAGCGACACTTTTATTTTCATGTTTTGAGTTGCTTTTAGCCAGACTGACACTTGATATGTTCCAGGCAATCGTACAACCTGGTTATTACTTCTCTTTGCGCTCAAATAGCAATCAGAACCATTCGCTGTAATAGCAACTGCACCATCACGACTTTTATTAGGATTTATCACATCATAATTAATACTTCCACTATAATCCCAATATGTTTCTACATCTGATTTTGTAAGAAGATACCCATTTAAAAGATTGTCCGTATCTTTTGGCAATGCATCAATCTTCTTTTGTGCTTCCTCACTTGCAATACTGGAAATGCTCTTATCCCCAAGTGCAAAACTGGAAGCTGCTATTGTCACTGCCCCGGTAGTTTTGTCGATGGCAAAAGTGGTCTTTCCATTACCATCAACAACCCTAATCCCTTTGGCTTGCACGTATTCTCCATTTACATAGAGATTTCCTTTTTCATCTAAGTAAATTCCTTGCGCTTTTCCGCCATTGGTAAGTTTGTTGAAAATATCTGATTGTGTCTGTCCAGAAACTGCGGTACTGGCAGAAGAATCTGCAATTTCCTTTACTGTTTTCCCTTGTAAGGAAAAAGTTTTTGGAGCTAAGATGACGTTTCCTTTGCTGTCGATTTCTAAGGTAACATTCTTGCTATCATCAATGACTTTTAGCCCTCTACCGTTAATTCTCTCACCAGCAAGCAATCCAGCTAAAATGTATTTTGCATTGATAAATACTTTTCCGTCTTGAATGTAGATTCCCTGTTCCGTTCCGCCTTTTGTGAGTTTATTGAACACTTCATCCTGTCCAAGACTGGTATCATACTTATCAATTGCATTTTTGATATCATCTTTGTCTGCATACTTGAAATCAATCCAATCGGATGCGTCAAACGCTCCGCCAACACGATTTACAGTAGAAGTTTTGAGAGAAGCCTTCCCTTCGCTGTTCGTGGTTACCCACATGTCACCTTTGTAATATGGTGGTTTCGGCTGAACCATATAGACAGATGACTTCCCATCTATCTTGTCCAGCAATTCATTTGGTATGGATTGTGGTTGCCATACACCAGATTTGTATATCCATTGCGTGTTATCAGAAGTATTGTGCCAAAGGTCACCCTCGTGCTCTACCTTCTCAGATTCCCATACTAAAACAATTTCATTCCCGGATTCATCCAGAATCTTGTTCCCTTCAATATCACACCACGGATATTCCTCTGTTTTTATCCATTTAAGAGAAGGGTCATTTGGCTGATACCAGGTCTCAATCTTTCCATCAATCTGTGTTTTTAAAGAATTAAGAGAATCTTTAAAAACACCATTGATAAATAAATCTAACGAACTATCATCTGTGTATTTTGAAGCTTTTTCCCAATCGGAAGAATCATAAGAACCGCTTGCTCTGGCAACCTTACATCTCATTAAATCCCCGCCAGAGCCTTGTGACCAGAGATCACCAATGTCATATGGTGGTTCTGGCTGAACTACGAATACTCTACGCTTATGGTCTGCTGTGTCCTGTGCTTTTTCTGCGGCGGCAAGCGCTAACGTGATATCGGTATCTTGTACCAATTTCCATTTCCAAGTTGCCCCATCTTGCATAAAACGGTACGCATATCCCTTGGATTTCCAGTAAAATAAGTCACCCTCATGTTTCTTTCGTTCTTCATTTGTAGTCCATCCAGAAGCCGGGACATTCTGTAAGGTTGGCTCATAGTCATAAAAAAAAGTCTCAATCTGTCCGTCGATTTGAGACTGTAAATTATTGATATCAGTTGTGTATGTATTGCTTATAAAATTATTTACTTCTGTTTCTGCTTTTTCCTTTGCAATTGCATTAACATCTTTTCCTTTGATTTGTACTGAATCTGCATTGATAATAACTCTTCCTGTTGTTACATCAACCAGGAAAGTTGTATTTCCGTCTTTGCCAATTGCTTTAATAGTTCCTGTATTAATCCAGTCAGCATTAACTCCTGTGGCAGTAAGGATTCTGGCAATTACATCACCATCAACCGTCATGCCGCCATTCCAATGTTGTCCACCATCTGTAGATACAGCCCACGCTTCCGCAGTCATTTTCCATATAATGTCAGAATCGGATAACTGCGGCTTATTATGAAGATAATAGATGTTGCTTCCGTCCGGCTGTGTTTCCACAGTAGTATATGTACCGGAAGATTCAGACAATCTTTGAGACAATTCTTCAATTGCCTTTTCTCTTGCGGTGCGTTCATCTTTTAAGTTCTTTTTGCTTTCGGCTTGCACCTGTTGGCTTAGTGTATACTGCTTTTGCTTATTCCTAGATACGCTTTTAGCACTGCACTCAAGTTGCTCAAATGCGCCTGGATTCAAAGTAACAGAAGTTAGGAAGCTCTTGTACTGTTTTCCGTTTCTATCGGAAATCGCAATGGTGTCACCAGCTTCCCATGCAATATTTGTTAAAGCACCAGTAGAAAACGGTCTGAATTTCATTCCAACACATCTGTCTGAAATAATCTTGCAGATTGCTTCTCCTGTTCCCTCTTGAATTAGCTTATTATCACTTATTTCGATAACGTAGCCAGATTTCCCCGACTGATATGTTTTCGCTTCATTTTGAGAAGAATTTTCAACGTATTCTGTAACCTTTACACCTGTTATTTCAAGATCATACAGCCATGGAGTAAATCCGTTTGTTTGAATTGCTGTAATCCCAGTCTGCATGATAGTAATGATTTGTTCACCAGTGGTATCTAATATGTCGTTACCTTCTACATCTTTCCATGGAGTTTCCACCAAATCATAAAAATTATCCGGGACTTCACGTTCATACCATCCAAAGCATAAGCGACCATATTCGTCACATTTCGCCCACTGGCAGCCCATCTGCGCTACCCATGCAATTACCTGTCGGAAAGTAATGCTACTATCGTCTGGTCGATTCTGAATCACAAAATCATCATTATCAAACCTTGTAGATTGAAGTGTTACTCCGCACACCTCGCAAGCATCCTGGATGATTTGTAATCTTGTTGCCGGATAAGTCAGTTTACTTTCTGAATAATCGCGATCAAATAATCGCATGGAATCTTCGCAAGTTAGACTGATAATTGCTGTGTTCTGATATGGTGCATCTGTTACTTTCATGGTGCAGATACGGATTCTTTCAATACCAGTAGATAATTCAAGCCCAATATGGCAAACGACTCTCGCTCCGTCCCAGATGTAATCTGTGTACTTGCCAGAAAAGTTGTTGATTTGCAATGTCAGCTTATTTACGATAGCTGCGCCGATATCAAAAGAACCACTTTGCGATACTGCATCCTCAAATTTGAAGCCATTAGACCATAAGTCTTTGTCGGTAATGGATAATGTGCTTCCGTCCGTAAAGGTAAAATCTGCATATTTCAGATAGTTACGGTTCCCACTATTCTGTTGTTCTTTAAATTCCGCTGATAAATTTCGCATATCTTACCTCTCGATAAAGTCAAAACTAAGTCCTTCCATTCGCTCATTTCCAACCCACCAGCACTTAAAAGGGGATTCCCTGTCACCAACATAAAATGTTCTGGTTTCGTGCTTGTTTGCGGATAACAGGTCTGGATATGTGACCTGTATGTACTCTGGGTTTACCGCCTGTATAATCTTGCAAGCAGTGTCCCAATCTGGGCCATTCCAACCTACAGACAGCTTTCGTTTCTGTCCAACTCTGTTTTTATGCATGGTCGTATCGTCTGTTCTGCCAGATTCTGCCGCCGATATATCCTGTAATCCCCATGTAAAAGAAGAAGGACAGGGCAATGCTACCCCATCCACTTTAAGAAATACTTCTGCCATATGCTAACCCTCATGTATTTTTACGCACGAAAAAAGCGTCTACCCCGAAAATGTAAACGCTTTAAAAATTGCTTATTATGATTTTATATTATAACATACGGTAAAAGTATATTTCAGTATACTTCGGTATCATTATATATGAATATTGATCTAATCGTTTTATCAATCTTCGCCCTCTACAATTTTCATTCCCTTTACCGGAATTGTAAATGTAGTTGTTGGCGCTCCCCATTGAAAACTCTTACTGAATTTAATTGTTACTGGATTTTTAGTGTCATCCAGCCGAACAGAATATGTGATATATTTCGTGCTTTTTTCTGGCACTTGGCTTGATGGTTCTCCATCTAAAATACTGGCTTCGTTTTCTATAAAGATTTTGTTTCCGTTCTGAAACACTTGACATTCAGCCTCTTCTCTTGGGACAAGATATACTGTTGCTTTATTTGTTATTTCAAACTTAGCGTTCAGGTAATACGTTCCGTAATAATCTTCGATTTTGCTAGAAACATATTTCACCTTGCAACGATCAGTCTCATATACCGTAGACGTTGGATTTGTGGTAGCCTTTTTGTTCTTAACCACCACTTTAACTTTTTTACTGACCTTTCCAGACTTTACAGTAATGTATGCTGTCCCATTCTTCTTAGCAACAATTTTTCCTTTACTACTTACTGTTGCCACTTTTTTGTTAGAGGAAGAAAACTTGACAGTGTCTTTTGAATTAAATGGTGTCTTGTTTACCTTAATGGTAAACGTTCCACCCTTTGTAAGATTGACTGTTGTTTTATTCACAGACAGTTTCTTTGTTTTGACAGCCTTACTCTGTACAGTTAAGTTAATATCCACAGTAACGCCGCTTTCTAAAGTTGCCGTAATGACAGTTTTTCCAGTTTTCTTTAATGCTTTTATTTTAAAACTTCCGTCCCTATTTACAGCAGTAACTTTTGCAAGTTTTTTATTCTTTGGCACAACGGATTTTAAATAATCACCGTTCACCATGCCAGTAATTTTAACAGCTGTAGTTGATTTACCTTTTTGTAGAATTACATTTTTGTAATTTGCTTTTCCGGTCGGGCGAACAGCGTCACCATACCTTATTTCCTTTTCTCCACATTTAGAACATCTTCTAACAATTTCAGATGAACTATAATATGTGGCTGCTTTCTCTTCTTTCCATTCAGACCAATTATGACCTGTTGGTTCTGCAAGAACTTTTCCGCACCTTGTACAATATTGTGATTCAGTACATGTTGCAAGTTTACCAGGGCTGTGACCTAATGCATTTTTAATCACTGCACCACATTCTACGCAAATTTGGTCATCAACACATGTTGCCTTTGGGCCTGGTGTATGTGGTGTCTTGCTTGACAATACTGCACCACAAACCGTACAGGTCTGTTCTTTTGTGCAAGTGGCTTCTGCGCCAGGTACATGTCCTTTGGCGTTTCTTAGTATAATTCCACACTTAGTACATTTCTGTGGCGTTGTACATGTCGCATATGCTCCTGGGGTGTGCCCTGTTGCTTTCTTTAGGACAGCTCCGCAAGTCGTACAAACTTGGTCTTGTGTGCAAGTAGGCTCTGCGCCAGGTGTATGAACGTGAACCGCTGGTGGTTCAATATTATTTATTTGCGCATCAACTTTTAAATTTCCATTAATTTTTCCGTTATTCCAGAAATTTCCGTAAGAAAATCCTGTTGTAACACCATTCTCTGTTTTTGTTGCAGAGTTTAAAAGTATTCCTCCGTAGTAATAATTTAAGCAAAACAGAGTTCCGCTAACATTAATAGTTCCATGGTTGTAGAAATCTCCAAAAACATATATGTTGCCATTTACGGTAAGGGTTCCATAAAACGTATAAGAACCACCATTTACAACGTACAGGTTTCCATCAACTGTTCTTCCGCTAAATTCCTGTAGGCTTCCATTCCCGACTACAAAATCGCCATATTGAGTATAGCCAGTATTGTAATATTTTTCTGCCGATACTGGAACTGCCATACAGACAATCAATAGCATGACTGCCAAAACTGATAGTAACTTTTTCGCTTTCTTCATACATACGTACCTCCCAATATTTGATACCCATATTGTACCACCTTTGGGCGGATTCTGGAAGTTTTATTTCGCTTTTCTATCAATTTCCGCAGTTACGGCAATCAAAAGAGCTTCGGCAAATTTCGCTCCGAAAGAATCAGCGTATTTATCGTGAATTTGCATTGCTTCCACGGTGAGATTTTCCCACTGTGGAATATCATCCTTTGAGATAAAGGCGTACTTCTTGTGGAGATTCCATATATCTTGCCAAATGGAAAAGTAAGTCTGCTTGAAATTCATCAATACCATTTCTCTTTCAGCTGATTAATCGGTGTTCCGGCAACTCCGGCACTTTCTCTGCTGTCTGTTGCCTTGAAGTATGCGCCTGGAGTTTGCGGATACATAAATTCAAACATCAAATAATTAGCTGCATCGCAAAGATATTCTGTGTTCCCTGTCTCACGATACTTTTTGATGCACATATCGTGGGATTCCAAGGCGTTTACCAACTTCTCCCCGAAGTTATCCTTTGCTGTGCCATATTTGTAAAAGCTTACCTCAACCCTATTCTGGCGTAATTCATCGAAACGGTCTGAATATTCTGTTGGAAGTTCTGTTCCTATTTTGCTCATATGTTTTAATTCTCCACAATTAATTAATTTCTTTTCTAAAAAATCAATTTTCTTGGCTTGTGCCTATATTTTATCTGGCAAGAGGTTTTGAAACGTATTTGGTTATTTTATCATGCCAATTAATTACTATCATACATCTCATAATCAATCGTTCCCAAATCACCGTACACATCTGGGTAATAGATTCCAACCCAAAAGTTATCTTCCATTGTTTTGTAGTAAGTTACTTTTACATTCCATCTCTGTACCTCGTCAATAATTTCTTTGTTAAGAAGTCCGAATTGATCTCGGCAAGCTTCACTTTCCAGTTTGTAAGTCAATGCTTTGTATTTCTCGGCATTTGCCTGTCTGGTGGCGGTAACATTGGTTTTGGTGAGAAGTAAAATCAATCCGGCTACCAGGAACCATACTACACTGATGAAAGAAATTACCACGCCAAAGACAATATAAATCCACTCACATTTGAATACTCATATTCGTAGCTTAAAGATTCGCCTATTCTATTTGCAATCAGAATAACAACGCCGACCGCAAAAATGATTATTGATAGCCAAAATATCATAGTATGTCCTCCCTGTTCTCAATTTTCATCAACAATATTTTCCGCACATAACCAGACATGAAATGCGAATAATGGTGATCCGTGTACTCGCTGAATGAAGTGCCGAAATATTCATCAATCACTTTCATGTATGTTTCAATCTCAACATTCTGGAAATAATCTGGATTTGGCCCGAAACCAAACTTGTCCAGGATATTATCCAAAGCGTCTTGATTGATTTTTGTGTGTGGTTTCCTGGTTCGCTCTTCGTATCTCTTGAAGAAATACTTTGATACTACCAGGAAGCGGTTAGTTGTATAGGGGCTTGTCGTATATCCCAATTCTTCAAGTCGTACTGCAACCTGGTTCTTGAATGCAGACCAATTAAAAGATTTACGGTCTATTGGAGTATACTGGATGCTTTCTTCTGTCAACATATTTTTGATATGTTGAGAATTGAACCACTCGTTAGAGTGGTATGCATTTTTCTCTTCTTCTTTTGGATTAATAAAATCAGTATTAAATATATCAGTTATTGATTCATCAGTATTTGATATATCAGTTCTTTTATTATGAGGGTGGTGTTCTACATCTGGAGCTTCTAGGGCTAGGCTTTCTACACCTTGCTTTGGAGCATCTTGTTTATCTTCAGTTTCTTCTATTTCCTGTGGCGTTTCGTAAATATTATAAACATATTCAAACTTTGATCTGCCCTCTTCTTTACAAGGCTTTTTCTTATCAACAATAAGATATCCTGTCTCCTTTAATTCTTTTATGGTAGACCTCACCGCTGTTTCATTTTCTTTTAAAATTGAGCATAGACCTGGTATGGAATAATTCCAAGAATCTGGTAAAGAAAACATTACTGATAAAAGCCCTTTCGCTTTCAAACTTAAATTTTTATCTCTCAAATGGTGATTGCTCATCACCGTATAGTTTTTAGTTTTGTGTACTCTAAATACTGACATAAAATGACCTCCATTCATTTTTCCTCCAATTTTATAAAAACAGTGAGCTTGTCTCTTGGAGGTGAGACTTTCGGGAGCTACCCTAGCCCACTGGTTTTACCGAATTAATTAATCAAACATTTTGAATGTTTCCTTGCAAAATTCCTCATAGTCGGTTTTCCCGACCAGTGGCATTTTATTCCTCAGTTTTTCCATGGCTCTAAAAAACTTGCCTTGGTCTTTATTCCAGATTTTACAGGAAATTAGAAGATACTTCTCTTCTGTATGTCCAAATTCTTTTCCGAAATTCACTCTAATTTTCTCATTCTTAAAAAGTTGGTCTGCCAGATACTCTTCTGTATCTGCGAAAATGTATTCGCTACGGAATAAATGTTTTTGAATTAAGATGTAATTTTTATATGACATGATATTCCTCCCTGTGAAAAAGGTTCTATTTTAAATCGAACCTTTCCAGACCTCATTTTAAATGCGGGCTGTCTAAAAATTCAAAATTATGCCGCAATTTTATTAATTCCTTTATTCAGAATAAATTCTTTAATTTCGTTATACCCCCAGCCATATCCGACCAACGCACTTACAAGCATTTCAGCATTTTGTATTTTCACAAGATCTTCTTCCGAAAAACAATCTCTCATATTTTCTTTTCTGGAGATTCCAAAATCTTCTCTCAGCTGCTTGGCGTTTTTACCAAATATGGACTTGTAAATAACGTCCGTATATGTAGAATAGGCATGTCCGTGCATTCTTTCATTTTCAGAAGATTGTTGAATTGCTTTTGTCAACGCCTGTCTTACTGCTATTCCTTTGGCTCTTTCAAGTTCTGTACGCCGATTGGATTCTGCAAGTTTTTTCAAGACTTGCTCACATCCTATAAAATATTTTCGTGCTTCTTCACCACGTTCGCTTTTTGAAGCCATTGAAATTCTCTTTGCTAAAGATGCACTGATTTTGTAATCCTCTGATGGTCTTCCACCTAATTTAGAGGTTTTCGCCGTGCAAGGCGAATACTCTTCTTTTTCAGCGTATGGATTTTCTGTGATATTATCTTTAATCCACCTGGCATAATGCGTTGGATTTAACTCCAACCAATTATATAAACATTTGGCTGTGGTGAATCCCTGTTCGTCTATTTGAAGTGCAATCTCAATAGGTGTCTGTTCGCTTGTTACTAAAACTTCATTTCCCATTCTTCCATTCCTCCTTATATTGATGGATAAAATAAAAAAGAGCCGCCAAGTAAGACAAAAAATTCCTCAAAATCGAGAAATATTAATTTCTTCTTAGCGGCTCAAAAATCAAGACCGTGTGTACTTCTTCATTGAAGAAATTATACCACACAATCAGTCAAAAATCAATATGCCGGGGATGGTTTGAAACGGCTATTCGTATCATTCTGAGCTTTGGTCACAGCCTTTGCAATCTCACTTCCGTCTAAAATAATGCTGTTCATGATGTACTGCGGATTGTTATTTCCGCTGTTCATACTCATTGCCATTGCAACGCCCTGTGCTACTGCTTTTGCCATTTCTTCTTTTGTAAGCCCCATGCTTCCATCCGAACTGGAAACAATACTGTCTGCAATCTTCTTCATGGTTCGTGGATTTTCCAGTGGAAGAACTGCCTCGGTACCAGCTTCACCGATACCAATTACTTGTGCACCATTAAAAAGACCACCTTTGGCGTACCAATTAGGCTTATAAACTGGTGTAGAACTGGTTCTTCCACCACCAAGATCATGTTTTCTCCATTCTGAAATATAATAAGTCAGAGTTGGTAAATGTACTTGTTTCATGCCATCAGCGAATGATTGAGCAGTTTCCCGACCAATTGATGTAAGATTAACATTAAATAGCCTTTTAATTTTATCCGAAATCCCAGACAAATTAGATTCTGTGTAGGTTTTCATTTTCCCAGTTTCCGTGTCAACTTTACCAGAAGCCTTTTCCCAAATCTGGTTTGTATTGATAAGAACAGAAGACCAATAACTTTGAATGGTTGTCATAACCTTACCCATTACATCTTTTGTATCGGTGTCCATGGTTCCGAGGGCTGTCGATACAGCACTTGCGGAATTTTCCCAGTTTGTTTTGGAGTTGGTTTCAACATCATCATTCGTGTTCTTTATCTTTGACCAAATGGAAGGCATTGTGCTTTCTGTGCTTTTTTTCATTCCAGCCATTGCCGTGCTTACGGCAGTATTGGCGAGACCAAAGCCAGTTTTTGTCTTGGATGATACGGAGCTAGAAGCATTTGCAACAGCGGTAGTAATACCTCCCACTGCTGTTTTCACAGATGTATTCATTCCATCGAAAGAATTCTTTGCACTTGTTTCCATTGTAACAACTGCATCTGGAAAATCTTTTCTGAGTTTTTCATCTAATTCATCTAACGGAACGCCAGCATTTTTTAATGACGTATAAACTGCGTCTAGCGCTTCTTCTGTATTAGCATATGTTCTTCCAGATATTGCACTATCAAGAGCATCTTTAGCAGTTAAGTAGTCTCCACTAAATTGATCAGAGCTAAGACTTAAAAGATAAAGTTCGTCTTTCAAATCAGATATACTGATTTTGGTTGTGTCAAATTTTCCAGCTGATTCAGATACACCATCTCCAAGGGCTACAGCTTTATCAGTCATATCTTCCAAAAATCCAGTTGATACACCCGCCTGTGCGCCGTATTTTTCGAGAATTTTTCTTGCATCTTCGGTTGATACGCCGAATTCTCCAAGTTTCTGAATGAAACTATCGTACATTTCAGAATTTGATTTTCCGGCACTTTCATCTGCTTCAATTAACTTCCAAAGCTCTTCTGCTTGGTCTTGTGTTATTTTATGCGCGCTTTCCATTTCTCCTGTATAATCATGGAGATAACCACCTGTTTGTGATAGAATTCCATTTCCACCTTGTGCAGCTTCTGTGATACTTGCAATTCCTCTTGCAAGTTTAACAGATAATGCCGTTGCAACAAATACAATCCCAGCGGTTCCAAATATAGTACCAAGCGTTGAAGAAAATGAAGATAATCCACCAGCAGATGCCGTTTTTGCCGCTCCACCAATATCACCAATGATAGTAGGAAGAAAAGATGCGGTATCAAGTGGGAAATTTAAAAGTTTTGAAGCTAATGAACCGATTCCACTTGCAAAGGAAAAGATTTTAGTGGCAATATCCTTTGCTATTTTGATTGTAAACAATGTTCCAAATGCAGCACCAACTTGTTTTATAAATTCTGGATCAACTCCACTTAATTTTTCAGCCAGCCAATTAATAGCATTTGCAATACCGTTAATTAAGTCTGCCCCTATATTTATTACTCCTTCAAGTCCGGTAATCAACGCATCTGCAAATCCCTCTGCAAATGGTTGGAATGCAGACCATAAATTTCCAAGAGCAGTTCCAACAGCATTCCAATCAACCTTATCAATAAAATTCTGTATTGAGGTTTTTACACGGTCAATGCTACTCCAAATCCACTCCCAGTCAACATCAATAACTCCAAAATTATCAAGCGCAAGTACAATTCCACCGATGCCAAGTGCCATTGACGCATAAGGATGTTTTGCCAATAAAGAAAGTCCTTTTCCTAATGGGCTGTCTTTTCCGATGATTCCACCAATAAAGGTTAATCCTTTGAATCCAAGGATTGCAATGGAGATTTGTCCAAGTCCTTTTCCAATTGCCTGTGCAGTTTCCGGGCTGATATTTTTTATTGCATCGGCAATTGAGTTCAAGCCTCCAGGAAGCGTTGTATTGATAAAATTTTCTCCAACATCGAGCAAATCTTTGAAGAAGTCAACAATTCCCTGTCCAACATTTTGTGCAAATGGCGCAAGTGCATCCCAGAAGTTTTTCAATGCCGAATTAAGTTCGTCCCAGTGAATGTTGTTTCCGAAATTTGTTAATGCGTCAACAAGTTCCGGGATTGCACTATTCATTGTCCATGTACCTACCGGCACTAAGAATTTCTCATAGAAATCCATGAGACCAGTCCAAACAAATTTTGTTGGCTTTTGAAGCATTGTAAAGAAACCGGAAAGCGAGCTATTCAGTTTACCCCAATTGATTTTATTTAGTAAATCATTCGTAATATTAAAGAATCGAGGAAGCCCGGAATTGTCAGATAACATCCATAATCCAATTGGTTTCAGATAATTATTCCACAAATCTTTCAGAGCTGTAATAGAGAAGTTTCCAAGCTTGCTAAGACCTTCATCATAAAGTTTCTTGATTGATGCAGTTGTTGGTTTAGCCGCTTTACGAATTTTTTTAAATACAGCTACAATCTGATCAGCGGTATCATTTGCCTTATTATTCATTTCTTCAAAAGCTTTATCCCATGCAGCTTGATACTCTGACAGGGCTTTATCTAATGCAGCATCCAGTTCTGGAAGGTGTGCACTCGCACCGCCTCCACTTCCGGAAGAGCCGGAAGAATTGCTAACTTTTGCATCATTTAATTGATTTAATTCATCAAATGAAAGCACAGAAAGAGTTTTTTGTAATTTCTTCGCATTGTCATTTGTTTTGTCAAGCCCGGAAGCTGCATCTTCTGTACTATCTGCAATACTTCCCATATCAACTGCGGCACTTCCTGTGGAAGCAACATAATTGGACATTTTGATACCCAAAAGTCTTCCAACCCACGAAAAAGCTCTCTGAATTGCAATAACAAAGGCGTTTATATATGGAAGAACCTTTGAGATAATCGGAATGAATAATGAACCTATTGTCCTTGAAAGTGCGGAAAAGTTAGATTGTAGTAATCTAAGTTGGTTTGCCGGCTGATTTATCGTATTAGCCAGGTCACCCCATGCATACTTTGAACTATTCAAGATTGTTATAGTTCTCAGAATGGCCTTGTCCGATTGACTTAAACTTGATACAGTAGCGTCAATTCCAAGATTATAAAGTTCCTGTTGTAAATTTGCCACACGGATATTAATGCCGTACTTGTCAAGAGCCCGGCTCATTCCGGTTATTCCGGATGCCATATCATTCCATACATCGTTGAACTCAAGGTTCTTTACAGAAGCAAGGTCTGCTCCGATTTCTGTTAAAGCTTGTGAAACCTTAGTTGATGCATCTGCTGTTGCCCCCATGGATGATGCCATCTGAGCATAAGTAGCTTGATAGTTCATCGTTTGGTTTGGATCAAGTCCGAGGCTCGCGCCTTTTGTTCTAGTCAGATCACCTGCATCTGATACTTCAAATCCAGTCATTTTTTTTGTGAGTTCTTTTGCACGTTTTTCAAAAGATCCCACATATTCCTCTGCGGATTTTACTCCTGCATTCTGCCACTTGCTGATATCTAACCCGTCAGTAACTTGATCGAACGCAGAGTTAAAATAATTCAAAGTTTCTACGTAATCAGACGCAGATTCTACAGAATTCCAAAGTGCTTTAATCCCCCTTGTTACTGTGAAGAATTTCGCATATAATCCAGCAAACTGTGAAGTTAATGAACCAACTTTTTTTGAAGTCGCATTTGCATTATTTCCAAATCCAGTTAAAGCAGAACTTGCAGCTCCAATTATGGAGGATAACCTTCTTCCAGCATTTCCAAGTCCATTTGTGGAATTTGATAATCTCGAAAAAGAATTCGAAAGAGAATTTGTGGCTTTATTTATTTTTCCACTTGCAGTAGCTAACTGTGCCAAAGCTTCTGTCATTCTTATTGTATTTTCACTAATTTTTGGTGCTGATTTCATTACATTGAAGAACGACAATACTTCATTTGCTAATGTCCCAAGTTGTCCAGAAGATTGAGCAATTTTACCACCAGCACTTGCCAATTGTGAGATGGATTGTACAAATCTATTTGCAGAATCCGAAATTCCATCAACACCAATAAAGCTTTCTGTGATAATTCTTAAACTGCTTCCCAATGCAGGTAATTCAGCGGATACATTTGCAATATATTCACCGGAATTGGCTAATCTAGCCATTGAATTAACAAAACGATTAACACTTGCAGATACATCCGGTATTGCCGATAATCCAGATAACTGATTGATTATCTCGCCAAGTTTCATAGAATTAAAATTACTAATATCTACCTGGCTAAATCTGCTAATGGAATTAATGATTGCATTCAAACCGGAAGCTTTATAATTAACAGTTCCCATGGCTCTTAAAGAATCTGAAAACTGTTTCATTCCATCGGCAATGCTTGTCATTTGTCCTGCATCAATTTCTTTTAACTTTCCGGTAACTGCGTCTTTAATTCCTGTAGTGTCTACATCCAGAGTGACTTTTACAGTGTTATATTTCAGTTCGGCAACTTTGTTGATTGCCTTCTGAATATCCATTGTTATCTTATCCGTATTGATTTTTACATCAATAGGAAGTTGTCCATCCGCACTTTTCAAAGCATCGTTAAGGCGAGATTTTACTTGTTCTGCTAATTGTCCTGTTGAATCGACTGCCATTCCCCATACTTTATCTGATGCTTTAGAAGCACTTTCACCGTAAAGAGATTCAATGGAAACTGGCTTAATGGATTCTCTAACTTTCTTTATATTTTCCAGAACGGTAACAAGCTGATCTGCTGCATTAATAGTATCTTTTGGAATTAATGTTGGAAATCTTTCTGAAAGCTCTCCCCATGATTTATCGAGAGTGATTCCTTTTGTTGCATCGGTAACAACTTTATTAAGGTTATTCTTTAAAAGTTCTGAAAATTCTCCCTTTCCAATATCAGCTTTCAACATATCGGAAACATAGATTTTCTTGTTTTTGAAATAATTGTAAAAATCAACCCATTCCTGTTCTGCACCATCTAAGTAGCTTCCAAGATTGGCTTTTACTACACTTCCGCTTTTGATAATCGTATTTCCAATTTCTTCAACAATGCTTCCAACATTTCCAGAGATTTCTTTCCCGTCAAAAGACTGTGCCATTTCCTTTGCAAGTTCGTTCATTTGAGAACGAACTTTTGAAGCAGCACCGCCTTTTAAGTTAAATGCTTCAATTAATTGCTTTGAAATGGAAGAGGTATCAATTTTAATATCACGTACTGTTTTATCAATGGCGTATTGTAGTTTTTGCGCTTGATCTCCACCCTTGATATCCAAATCAAGACTAATCTTTTGATTCTGAAGATTGCTAAGATTGATTTTACTAAGTGTGTTTAATTTTGAAATAGCACTATCAAGCCCAGAAGTACGAACATTGCCTAGAGAATTAAAGGCAGACGTAACCCTTTCAAGTTCCCTTGCATAGCTACGCAGTCCATTTGTATTTACTCCGCTTAATGCGGAATTAACTTCTGTGAGTTTATTTGAAAGATTAGTCAGCGCACGTACTGCTTTTTCTGTACTGCTGCTAATTTGTATATCAAGGGTATCAATGGTATTGTCAGCCATTTTATTTATCCCTCCTTTTTTACAAAAAAAATAAAGGGCAGACAAGACTTATTCATCCTGCCTGCCCTTTTCATGGTTAAGCTCAAAGTTTGCCTGCATGAGTTGCAAGCTTGCCAAAAGTGCGTTTCTCTGTTTTTTCTTTTCTTCTTCGGAAAGTATGTCTTCCTGTTTACGCTTTTCTTCCTCTGCTGATTCCAGTAAAGGTTTTTTCAAATACTCTGCTTTGGATTTTTTCCCCATTAAAGCATTTGCAACAGCTGTGAATGTGGCTGATGTTTCATAAATGCCCGCTTGCCAAAGCTCAGTGTCTTTTCTCTTTTGCCGTATCTTTTCAGCTTCGAGATAAGGCTTTAACTCTGTTGGGGTAGAATCCATAAATTCTTCTTTAGATACACCAATAGAGAGGTATAAAGGAAGAATCTCTTGGTAAACAACTTCTCGAAAAGTTAATTTTTCTTTTTGTGATCCTGTGGGAGCTTCGTTGCATTCTTCTCTACTGCCTGTGCTTCTGCTACTGCATTCAGCAGACCGGATAAAAAACCATTTTTCTCCAATTCTTTATCAAGAAGTTGGTATAAATCAAATCCGCTTTTAGGATTTTCCTCGGTTCCTTCATCTTCGTAATCATCCAAAAGGTCACAGACTTTATCAAGAACAGCTTTTTTTTCAGAATCACTTTCATACCCAAACTCATCCTTGTGCTTCTTTTGAAGTCCGGCAAGAAGCAGTTCCGGAAGAAGAGAAATCATCTTCTGAAGGCTTCTCTCTTTTCCGTCTGTAATTCCCTGTACCTTGTCCAGCACATCTGTTTTTGTAAGAAGTCCATATCCAAATACAACCTTATACTCTTTTCCGTGTACATTAAAAGTTACCATTTTATAATCCTCCCGACATGTTTTTTAGTTAAGTGTCATTGCACCTGTGGAATCTGCTACTGCTTTTGCGGTATCTAAAGCCTGCGTAAGTTCGTCAGAAACAACTTTTGTATCAAGGCCTTTATACTCTTGAATAATGAGGGACAGCGGAATTGTTGCTGCTTCATTCTGTCCAATATCAGACAATGGAATATTTTTTCCAGGGTCTGCGATAACAAAGAATGCATCAGCGAGGTCTGGAAATACAACTTCAAACCAAACTCTAAATCCTTTTGACTTTCCTGTTGCCGCATCAGTCATAAGCTTCTTTAGTGCCGTGATAACATCAGCGTTAAGATTGAAGGTTACATCCCAAGTACCACCAGTATCCTGTCTACCGGACGCATACTGTGTAATGAAGTCTTCGAGTGCGGATACGTCAATCTGCTCTGTGTCAAGAGAAATTCCACCGATGGAACTACATCTTTTTAACCATGTGAATGCAGTTGGCTTTGTTCCTTTAGCGGTTTCAACACCGTAATGAAAAGTTACGCCAAGTGTTGTTAAATCTGCCATTTTGATAGGCTCCTTTCTTTAATTCAAGTTTTATGCACGTAACCCTGTGCCGGGAGATAGCGGATCACCGCCTTTCTACTCTTCTTTGTCTGTTTTCAGTTCTGGTAATCCTGCTACAGATGTAAGCAGTGATAAAAAGCCGGAAAGTAAAGATGCGGATAAAACCATTTTCCAGTCGACACTGCCGATTACAGTTGCGGTTCCAATGGTTGCTATTGCTGTTTGTGCGACTGTTTTTACGGCTCTAATTCCTGCTGCTTTCAGCCAAAGTAATTTGTCTGCTTTCATTCGACATTCTCCTTTCATATTTTTGAATAAAAAAATAGAAGCATTTCTGCTCCTAATCTAATAAAGTTCCTGTATATATTCGGCTGTATCGGCTAACAAGCTTTTTGATTCCACTGTCACCAAAAAACATAGGCTCCGGGCCGTATGTACGGCGGAATCCCATTCTCACCATAGTTTTGTGACTTATCTTGTCCAATTCATACAATCTGGTTAATGCTTTGCTCCCAGATGTGAAGCAATTTACTTGAAACGATGGCATTGTTGCGCATTCATCTCCTTCAAGGTCACCTCTCGTAATTGGATTTCCGAGCATATAAAGCTGTGCATATGCTTTTTTGCCAGAAGCATTTGTCTCGCTCCCATCCATGGAGTAATTGTCTGCGCCAGTAATCTTAGAAACAGCCGCTCCCCACCTTGAAAAAACTTCCAATACAGGGGCTTCTATTGTGTCTGGCATATTCGTCACCTCACAATAAAAAATGCACTCACCTTTATAGTGAATGCATTGCATTTTATGCTACAATTTAACACTGTAATGATAACATAATTGTTTAGTATCATTCAGTATATTATGGTATCTTCTTTAAGAAGAGAACGCTTCTTTAGCAATTTTACGAACGGCAATAATAATGGCTTGTTCTGCGTGATACATAGGCATGTACGCTCTATTTCCATATGAATGGTGCGGCCGCCCACTTTCATCTGTGTACCACCAGCCGTTTGGATTGTCCCAGTCTGATTTTTCTTTTTTGGAAGGATATGTTCCCATTCCGTAAGAATTTCCACTAGATAAAGGATAATCATTTGTACCGTATGTTATTCCTGCTGAAAATTCAATGAACAACACTTTTTCACCAGATAGTCTAACAGAAGCCCCGACTATATTTCCGTTTTGATCGTTGATGATTTCTGTATAGTAAGAACCTTTTTCTTCATCCGGGATTGACTCCATGGTCGTTTGAATAACATCCAAACCGATTTCAGACAATCGTTTTACAAAAATCTCATTTTTCCTCTGTAGTTCATTTTGGTAAGCTTTTAATTTTTTGATGGCATTTTGAATAGATTTCGTTGATAAGTCGCATTTTATTGTCTTACCCATTTTCATTTCCTCTCTTGGAAATTCCATATCTGGCAATATTGCCTTTTTGTGTGTCTAAAATCTTCTTTAGTGTGTAGTCTGGCAATACTGTGGGCTCTCCATTTTCATTCAAAATAAGGCTTCCATCCTCGCTTATTTGTGGGATTCTGTCTACCCAAAATATGTCTGCTTCCTGTGGATGAAAATTTCGATTAAAGCTTGTAATGTACCTATCATAATCTGGCACTATTCCGGCTGCAATTTCTTCCGGCGTTCCGGCTGTAGATGATACAGAAAAAGAGTATAGAACTGGTTTCTCATAAACTTTAATACGGTCTAATCCTTCTGTTTTTTCTGTTATTCGTGACCAATATACTTTTTGCTTTTGACGGACTAATCCTCTCATATTTCCTCTCTTTCTTAAATTTGGTTGCTTAACTAAAGCCCTCTTTGGTTAAACGCTAGCCAATTCTGGAAAATCTGCTAGCGCTTGTAAATATAATGTCATAGCGCCTTTTTCAGTAGGGTGCACATTATCACTCGACAGCATACCGTCATACCACGAATCTCCCTTGTGTTCAGCACCCACTGATTTTGCGAAATCTATATATTTAATTCCTGCATTTCTAACAACGTTATTTTTGTAGCTATTAAACTGTGTTGGTGTATTCGGAATTGTACATCCGATAAGTGTTATATCATTTTCTTCACACAGCTTCTTTACATCATTAAATCTATTATTCCAGTTTTTATTAACAGATGATTCATTATCGGGGTTATTCATACCCATAGCCCATAATATATATTTGGGTTTGCCATGTTTTAATGTAGTTTGTAATGAATTATATGCATCATCAGAACCTCTACCTGGATAACCGTCAATTAACATATCTGTACCATATCCATTACTTAACAACTGAGCAATCCAACGTGCCTTATTTGTCATGCCGAAATAGCTATCTCCATATGCCCATATTGGTGAAGAATAGTTTTTGCAAGTCCATGAAACCGTACAATCCCCTAATTCTGTGTTAATACTATTAACAAAAATATTTCCTATGTTTCCGTCCCAATCTTGTTCCGTATTGTATTTTTCTCCGTTAGATACTAGCGTGATTTTTGCCTTATAGTTTGTTTCTACTTCAATTATAAGCTGAATTGTATTTGTAATAGTTAAACCGTGTGGAAGTGTTACTTTATTTGTAGGCGTTGAGTACACTGTGATATTTTCATTATCCACGACTACCCAACTTGACGGTGTATTGCTTTTTGTACCGTGACCCATTTCAAGTGTAGAAAATACGTTTACATTTCCACTCAAAACAAATACTTTTCTTGCCATGATATTATTATTTTCTAACACCCACGAATCACCATTATGAAGTGTTCCGCTTTTTTGTAGTAGTTCATGTGTTTCTTTAGGTAAGAATGATTCTTTTAATTGTTTAAAACCATACGGCTCGTAATCATTTACACCAAATGGGAAATTTTTAGTAACCATAACGTCTAATTCTGGATATAATAATGTAAATTTTTCTGTAAAACGTAAATACCTAGAACGTATAGGAGCTGTCACATCTCCGTTTATAATTGCCCCGCTTATATACTTTTTATTTTCGTCAAACCAGAATACCCTTATTTCCATAGGAAAAATATTGTTCTTGGCGGTATTCCACCGATAAAATCTCCATACATCACCCTCATGCGTGTCAAAATATCCAGTTGTAATTGCATTTACTGTTGTAGAATCTGCGTACTCTGTACCATCAGCAATAGTTAATGCTATACCCTTTTCATTTGTAAATGAATGTGGGTTATATAGATTTTCCGTTGCGTTAAATGCTTTGGTAACATCATCTTGAAAATACTCTATATCTTCCTTCAGCGAAGCAATAGCTTCTCCCGTTGCTTTTGCTTCTGCAAGACCACCTTCTATAGTCAATGTAGTGTCTGGCTGTGATACACTCTGGATGTCCTTAATAGCTTGTTCTTTTGAGGAATTTACATTTTGAACAGCTTCCGCAGATGTGTTTTTAGTAAGCTCCAAAAGCTGATTTATAACATCTTTTTCTTCCTGTCCTATCTGTGGTTGATCAATCTCGATACCCTCTAGCACTGGTACTTCCGCTATTGCGGTATTCCATTCAACACTAATATTTGAATCGGAATCCGTTTTAACAGCGCAAACAATAAAACGTACCGTTCCCATATACCTTGCTGCATTTCTTCCAATCAACCAAGAAAAAGTTACATTTTCGCCATCTACAGCTACATCATCACAAATGTATTGGTCTTTGATAGAAACATTAAAATCCACACTGCTTACGTTTTCAAAGTTAATTCTGACTGAAAATTTGGATAAATCAAGATTATCTCATACAATTTTTGGACATGAAAATTTAATACGTTCTGCATTCTTGTCAGATTGTACCCCACCAACTACGATTGTAGATGGCACGAAAATAACCCTTGTCTTAGCGTCAATTGTGCATATATCGGATTCTTCAGAAAGCAAATTAACATCTTCTTTTGCGCTCATAAGTAAATCAAGTGCTGTTGCCATGTTCTACCCCCTCTGTGATACTTTGGTTTTACCAGTAGTTATAATGTATTTTCCGTTATCTTTTACGCCAGTGACAGATACAGAAAAATAATCCCAAGTAAGGGCTTCCGTTGGAATTTCACATTGATTGTTTTTCAGTATTACTGGGTATTCTCTTTCCATTCTCCAAAATGAAGCAGCTGTTTTACATCCGTTCCACTCTGGTGAAAAGATAAACAATGCTTTAAGATATCCAGTCGTGCCCTTTACCAGTCCAGAGAAATCACACTTGGGATCTGGATAAATTCTTTGATTATTTACAATAAATCTTAATACTCTCATGCAATCATCCTTTCCATTCCAACAGGAGAAACATATGTGAATTGGTTTCCCAAAATATCTCTGGCTGTGCCAATAACAAGCTGTCCGTAGTCTGCTAGAATATTGCATACAAATTCCTCTGCATCCACCCAATATCGTTTCTTGACCATGCGGTGAAGTTCTGGTAATAGGCCGTAGCTGAACATCACGCAATGCCCTAACTCATGGACAAACACACGGTTCAGAAGCTCTCCATGCAGATTATTTGCAATTGAAATTATCATTGTGGAATAATCAGATACAGCAAGTGTCCTCTGCCCTGTACGGTCAATCAAAACATTATCATGGGGAGAAACAAAGTGAACTCTCCATAAGTCCCCGTTCATATAGAATTGTTTCAGCATGGTTTCTCACCATCCTTTCTACGAAAAAAGCCCCTGCCGCATTAATTTGCGACAAGGACTTAATTCATTTATTGCTCTAGTTCATCTGCTGTACAAGTCTGGTCAGGTCAGTTTTCATCTGCTGTCTGAGCGTTGCATCTGCATCCGACCACATTTCCGTAAGGTTACGAATAATATCTGATGTGTATTCTTTCATGGAATCATCCATTTTTTTCTTGGATTCAGAATCCTTAGAATCATGATAGTGTCTACGATTCTCATCGTATTTATCATAAGATTCTCCGTATCTGGACTTCTTCCAATTCATATTCATACCATCATTTTCCATATCACTACGATCTGGATGATATCCCATGCGGTACATATTGCGCTCAAATTCTGGATTGTTTAAATACTCATCCATCCAGTCATCATCCTGCATATACAGATACGGTCTATAGCCTTTTCTGGTTCCCCTACCTTTTGGAGCGAAACGCCCATTTGAATAGCGGTAACGGTCATAGCCCATGTGTCCAAGATACTTTTCTTCCTGTTCGCATTCGTCCATAGCTTCTACGATTCTGTAATCTTTATCTGCACAAATCGCGCACTTTACGGATTCCATGCAGTCTTTCAGATCGTCCCAATCTTGAGCACTGAGATTATCAAATCCATGTGTTTTGGCTTTTTCCATAGCCCATTTTCCCATTTCCATTGCAACTTTATGCATTACAGTGCCCCCTTTCTAACAGCCTGCGTAACAGGTGTATCTGCTGTTGGGGCTGTACCATTGATTGCAGTCAGATTGTTATTCGGACTACATGCCGGATTTCCTAACATTTTGAACGCTCCACCAGTAGCACTTGTTACAACTCTGGTTGCGTATTTTGTTCTTGTTCTAACACCACATGCTGTTACCTGTGCGCAGCAACGATTCTCTAGCGGATACAATGTTGTTCCTGTTCCTATCTGAATCATAACTGGGGCAGTAATTGTGGTTGCATTTGGAATAGACTGTGCTAAAACAATGCAGTATTTTTCTCCATTGTTGTAGCTTCCTTCCGGGATAGTAACCACAAGATTTCCACCTGTGAATGCAATTGCAGTAGACAGCACAAGGTGATTGCAAAGCTTACAAACATTCTTACATGCCATATTTTTTACCTCTCAATCAATAAGAGGTGAGCCGCAACCCACCTCTTAGAACTTAGTCAACCTCTAAGGGTGAGTTACTTAGCAACAACCATTACCATATGTATTGCATCCTGCGTATGCATATGGAGCAGGAACCTGGAATGCAGGAATCGGAGCAGGATTGATTGCATTGATTAACTGCTGTGTCTGAGAAGCCATTGCAGTTGTAAGCAATGCAGACTGGCGATCCTGGGAAGCAGCACGTTTCAGATCAGAATTCTCTGCCTGTAAT